AATGATGTTTAACACGTCATATAAAACTGATAAGTCCAAATGGACCATTTATAGTAATAAAAGTTTAAAATTAGAAAAAATACAACAGTCGATAAACACAATTTTAAACTGGACTTACTATAATAGTTAATAAAAACAATGATGAAACAAAGTTAAACAATGATGAAACAAAGTTAAACAATGATGAAACAAAGTTAAACAATGATGAAACAAAGTTAAACAATGATGAAACAAAGTTAAACAATGATGAAACAAATTTAAATATTAAAATAAAAAAATCTAGAGTCATAAAAACAAAATTCACAGAACCTGAAAATATAGAAAATAAAAAAAATTTAGAAAATAAAAAAAATTTAGAAATTCCTAAAAAAATAGAAAAAAAAAATAAAGCAAATAAAATAATCATAATAGAACCAAAAATATATGATAGTAAATTAAATAATGTGTCGCAAAATAATATTACAAAATCAAAATTATTAGAACCAGAAACTAATATACAAAAAACAAAAATCACTAAAGTTTCAAAAAAAAAAGTTAATCAAGAAATCAATCAAGAAGTTAATCAAGAAATCAATCAAGAAGTTAATCAAGAAATCAATCAAGAAATCAATCAAAACAAAGTCAATCAAGAATCAAAAGTATCAGATTTAGTATTACCAATGGTAATTCCCAGTAATATAACAAAAATGTCCGAACTACAATATTGTCAACAATCTAATATAATAGAATTAAACAAAAAGTTAACAAATCTAAATCAACAATCAATTATAGATAGAATATCAACAGATTCTGATTATGCAAAAGTATATTTGCAAAATTTTGAGCCAAATGCTGATCCAAATGCTGATCCAAAGAAAAAAGATCTAAAAGGCACTATTAAAATTTTAGGAAACTATAATAAAACAAAAAGAATTAGAGAAGCATATGATGTAAAAATATTTGATTGTGAAAATAAAGATACATTTTGGTGTACTTGTGCCGATCATAAATTTAATTCTGGTAAAAAAAATATTGTATGTAAACATATTTGTTTTATTGTATGTAAGGTACTAAAAATATTACAAACATATTTCTTTGAAACAAAACAATTAACTCCCGAACATCTTGCTCAACTCTTAAACAAATTTAATATAAATTCTGACATATGGACTGATGCAAAAATTGTACGTAAATCTAATAAAGTTACTATACAAGATTTTAAAAATTTTCCTCCATGTATCCAAGATACTTGTACATTTTGTTATGATGATATGACAGATTTAGATAAACCAATTAGTGTTGTATGTCCTTTGTGTAGACATTGTTTTCATGAAGAATGTATGGGCGTATGGTTAGAATCTCAATCAAAATGTTCATATTGTTCAAATAATTTTTGGCAATATTATAAGAGAATTGGATTGGGTGAAAAAGAAATTGATTTGGGTTGTAATCAACTTTAATTAATTTGTATCTAATTGTGAAGCAATTTTTTGTGCATAAAAAGGATTATCATATGTTCTGGTAGCACTATCATATCCTGAAATATTATCCAAATAATCTTGATAATCAATGTCTGATTGGATTGGTTGGATTTGTTGGGTTGAATTTGGTGGTATTAAAAATTTTATTTTCCCATATTGATTATTTAAATTTTGTGAAATATTAAATTGTTCAATAAATTTACTTGCATAAAAAATAATGATAATTATTACTAAAATAATAACAAAAATTAAATTCATTGTATATAAATTATTTATATTTTTATTTATATTGTAAATAAAAAAATTAAATATTATTAATTACATCATCATAATCAACATTATCATTAAATACATCAATTAATTTAATTTCATCAACCAATCCATATTTTAAACATTCTTGAGCATCCCAATTTAAATCATGTTTAAGAATATTTGGAATTTTTTTTTTATTTATTTTTGTATGAGTTTTATATATGAACATAATTTTTTCCATTGATTTTTTTGAATTATCATATCCATCCTGAATTTGTTCAAAATTTCCTCCAACGAATGTTGATATTTGATGCACCAACATATATGAATTTGGTGTAATGTATCTTTTTGTTCCAGCAATTGAAATAAAAGTCGCAGCACTTGCTGACATACCTTCAACAACTGTATAAACTGGAATCTTTTTTTTATATTCCAAAATATAATCGTATAGGGCAAGTCCATAATAAACACATCCACCATAAGAAAATATGTGCAAATACAATGGTTTTGGTTTGAATTTGACACATTCGTGTAATTTTTGTACATGTAAAATTTTATTCCAATATTGTCTCATTAATTTTTTAATTTTATCAATAGAATCTTCAGATACTTCTGTATGAAAATATAAATGATTATTTTTTAAATATATTAATGGATCTTCATCAGACTTAAACACATTTGATAAAATAAATGGATTTTCTTGTTGTTCTTGTTCTTGTTCTTCACCTTCACCATCAAAATCATTATTATTTTTATTTTTATTTTTTAAATTTTTAATAATTTTTGTTGTTTTATTTATAGAAGGATTTGAAATAAAATCAAATTTTCTTTTTGGAGTCATCATATTAAGAAACATTTTGTATTTGTTATAGTAAGTCCAGTTTAAAATTATAATATTAATTAATAAAATCAACTTTTTTACAATACATGTCAAATATAGAAGTATCTCTTATTAGCTTATCCAATAATTAAATATCTGTATTTTTCAAATAGTATAAATAAGCCTAAAGTTATTTTATATTAAATTATAATAAAATTATATTGGTTTGTTAAAAAAATGCATATTTTACATATTATAATAAACTAATTATAATACTTTCTTTAATTTGACATGTATTAACTTTTTTTATTATAATAAGTTAATTTCATATTTTTTTCAAAGGAATACTTTGTTTCCAATTAAAAATATTATTAGGATCGTATTTATTTTTAATTATTATTAATTTATCTTGATTTGTACCATAATATGATGTCAAATAATCATTCAAATCATAATCAATCATATTTGGTAAACAAAAATGAGAAGTGTAATTGACCAACCCATTATAAAGTTCATTTGGAATTAATTTACCTTCATCAGTTAATTTTTCTTCATTCCATGTATTTAATATTGTAATTACAAAACGAGCATTTTTTGGAAAATAACAACTTGTAATATCATTTTTAATAATTCCAACAATCCCACCCAATTGACTAAAATTAATTTGATAAGAAAATAGTTGTTTTAATAATAATAATTTATTTATAGAATTAATCATTAAATTAATTCCTTCAGGATCAATTAAATCAAATACCATTGATGATTTAATTTTGCTAAAAGGATATGATGTTCCTGTATTATAATTAACCAATACATCAAGTATTTGTGTATAATATCCCTGATTATAAGTAATTGTTGGTTCAATGTTAGTTTTTAGATTTAAAAAATCTTCTACTTCTAAAAAATCATCACAATGCTTTTTAGATTTATAAAACTTAAAAAATTTTATATAAAAACTTGCTGTTCCATTTGAATAAGTCATATTTAATAATGTTGTAATATTATTTGGTTTATTGATGATCCAATTTTGATAGAATTGTATTAATTTAAATGCAGAGTCTAAATCCCATTGCCAAGTTAACATAACTATTTTACAATAAATATCTTTATGAATATTAAATTTTAATTTTGTGATGATTCCATAACTTCCATGTCCAGAACCTTTTAATGCATAAAATAAATCCGGATTAGATTTTGCAGATGCTTTTATTAATTCACCTTTCCAATTTATCATTTTAACAGATATAATATTGTCACATACCATTCCAAATAATCTGGTTAGGTATCCTTTACCTCCTGCTAAAGATAACCCTGAAACACCAACACAAGAAGAATCTCCAGTTGTCATAATTAGACTTTTTTTTGCTAATACATTAATTAAATCACCTAATCTAATACCAGAACCTACTGTTACTGTCATTGTTTTTTCATTTATTTTAATTTTATTAAATTTTTCAACATCAATTACAAATTCATTTGATAAAGATGCTGGTTCGTAAGCACGAGCTCCGCATCTTAAAGAAAAATTCAATTGATTTTTAACTATATTTTTAATGAGATATTTTAATTCATTAATTGAATTAGGATAAAAAATTGCACTAGGATAATAATTATGTAATTTATTATAATTTAATCTTAAATTGTAATAATTCACATGAGTTGGATAAATTCCCCAAGATAAATTTTTTAGTGATTTAGGAGTCTGATCATTTAATAATTTATAATTTTGAACAAGATTGCAATTATTTTCATTTTTATTTTCATTTTCATTTTTATTTTCATTTTCATTTTCATTTTCATTTTTATTTTCACTATTTACATTTATTTTTTTAATAATGTTTTTTAATAATTTCATTTTTTTTATATATTATAATTTAATTAAACATTAAATTTATTGGTTGGTTGGTTAGTTGGTTAGTTGGTTGGTTGGTTGGTTGGTTGGTTAGTTGGTTGGTTAGTTGGTTGGTTAGTTGGTTGATTGGTTGGTTGGTTAGTTGGTTGATTGGTTGGTTAATAGTAATTTATTTTTTTTATTATTTACAATATAATTCCAACTCGAATTAACTTTTTATTTTGTATTGGAAAGTACATAATAAAAATTTAATATTATTCTTAATATTAAATATTTTCATTTGATCTGATAAAAAATAAATAATGTTTTTTATCGATTTTTTTTTTAATAAAATAATATAGAATAAATATGAAATTTTTAAATACAGGAGATATTTTATGTTATGAAAATTACAAATACAAATCCGAAGACAATTGTTTTTTAACAAAATATTATTGTAAGGGATGGAATTATATTAGTATTTTTATTCCAAGATATATTCATCCAAATATCATTACATTAATGGGATTATTTTTTATTTTATGTGGTTATTATTTGGGTAGTAAATCAGACAATTATTCAAATATATTTATGGGTTTGGGAATAATTGGATATACAAATTTCGATGGTATTGATGGTATTCATGCTAGAAATACAAAACAAACATCTATTATTGGTGAATACATTGATCATTCAATTGATTTAATTGCATGTGGATTTATTTCAACTTGGATATTAAATATGTTAGGAATTCGTGATATTATATATAATAATTTAATAATATTTTATATAGGATTTGATTTTTTTATGAATCACCTATATGCAACCAATACAAAAAAAATTATTTTTTCTGGAACATCTGATGTATCGGCAATATTAACACTATCGACTTTAGTAGTTTTTTTAGATTTAAAATTACCAAATATAATGATTGATAATATCTATATATTATTGATAGGATTTGGAATATTTTCATTAAATAATATTTGCAAATATTACTTTTGGGCAAAAAATGATCATTCGTATAAAAATTTTTCCAATGTATATTTATGTTATTGGGCAATAAAATTATTTACATTAGTACATAGACCAACTCAAATTCCATGGTCAATTTTAATTGTTGATTTACCATTATTATTAGAAACAATTAATTTAAAAATATTTTCTAGACAATTATTTAATCAATACTTACTATTGGGACTACCAATTTTATATATATATTGGAATGTATTTGCTTATTTGCTTGTTATTTTATATATGATATATTTTATAATTTCAATTTCAAATCAATTGAATATTAATATTGTATCGAATTTACCATCAGAATATTTACCAAGAGTATATTGTTGTGGAGTTTTTGACATGTGCCATTTAGGACATATGAAATTATTTGAAAAAATAGCAAATTCATTTGATCATCCTATATGGCTTATTGTTGGAGTTCATTCAGATTCAACAGTTAAATCTTATAAACGCGAACCTATTATTAATGAAAAATTAAGAATAGAGACAATAAAACTATGTAAATATGTGGATTCGGTATATCCTGATGCTGAACTCATTGTAACGAAAGAATTTTGTCTAGATAATCGGATTGACTATGTGATAATTGGAGAAGAATATAAAGATAACAAAGATAAAATATGGTATGCGGGGGGAATGGAATTAAACATTCATAAATATGTATCAAGGTTTGATGAAATATCTACAACAGATATTATAAAAAAAATTAAAGCAAATGAATAAAAATATTGCTCTAATTTTTATTGTTTTATTGCTATATTATAATTTTTTTCTTCAAATATTTCTGTTAAGGAAAATGAGTTTATATTTTCCTCATTATTGTTTTGTGTATTGGATACGTAATGTATTATTATCATGATGTTATTTTGTCTATTAAAATTATTATGTGAGTTGGTACTATCAATATAAAACTGAAAAACCATGTTATATATATGTGAACAAAATATAAATAATAATAATATTACAACCATAACAAAAATAAATAAAATCACACACATAAATAAAATTATTAAAATGATTATAAATTGTTGTATTTAATTTAATTATCAAAGTCATTAAAAATATTCAAATATATTCAAATAAATTCAAATAAATCCAAATAAATTCAAATAAATCCAAATAAATCCAAATAAATCCAAATAAATCCAAATAAATTCAAATAAATCCAAATAAATCCAAATAAATCTAAATAAATTCAAAACTATAAAAATAAATCTAAATAAATTCAAAACTATAAAAATAAATCTCAATAATTATTTATACAATTTCTTCATGTCTAATTTTTTCATGTCTAATTTTTTCATGTCTAATTTCTTCATTGTTTGTTCGATTTCTTATAATTGTATCTAAATCATTAATTTGTCGTTGATGATCACAATGATTACAATATGAATAACAAAATCTTAATCCAATAAAAAATATACAAATACTACCACCAAATAATAAAAATATAATGAAAATTACATAACTCATTTATTTTATATTATTTATTTAATGTTAGAAAATAATTATTTTATTTTCCTATTAGTTTATAAAATTCTTCTTTGGAAATAATTTCTATTTTTAATTCCTTAGCTTTGTTAATTTTATTAGTGGATTCTGTTGGATCTGAAGCTATCAATATATCTGTATTTTTACTTATTGAATTTGTTATTTTTGAACCAATTTTTTCTAATTCTTCTTCAACCAAAATATCTCTAAATCCAGTAAATACAATTGTTTTGGCTTGAAATTTAGATAATTTTAATTTTGTTTTATCTGGGTTGGATGATTTTGTTTTATCTGGGTTGGATGATTTTGTTTTATCTGGGTTTGCATTATTAAATTGTTTTATTTTTTCTCCCAACAAATAAGGTTTTAATTTTAAAAACTTATTTAAATATTCAATAAATCCATCCATATTATCGACTATTTTTAATGTTGTTTTTGTGTCAAAACCCATTATATTATTTACCAATTCTGTAATATGGTCGGAACCTTTTTCTTTGTAAATATCTAAAATATTTGGATGTACATCAGTAATTAATTTGAATTTTTTAACTCCAATACCTCTTCCAAATATTTGTGAAGCAGCCATAATTTCTGCTAACTTTCGATTTTTTAATCCTTCTTCAATACTTTTGTATAATTTTTCAACAAGTGTCTTGCCCAAACCTTCAATTTGTTCAATTTGTTTCCCATTAGCTTGAAGAATTTTCCATAAATCATCATATCCATTTAAAACAAATTTTTCTATTGTACTTTCTGCCATCCATTTTATATTTAAGGTTGTAAAAAAGTATGTTAGTTTTTTAACTATAATTTTGTTCATTATATTTGAATCTAATTCTGTTGCAATTATATCAACTTTAGTATTGGTCCATTCATATTTAATATTTGGCATTTTTGGTTTGGATGTATCAGCTTTCTTAATTACTTCTTCTATTTTTGGTATAACATCACCAGATCTTACTATTTTTACTATTGAACCGGGTCCAATAACATTATCAACTATAAATTTAGCATTAAATCCCGTTGCATAATTAATTTCAACACCACCTAATTCAACAGTATTAATTTTTATTTTTGGTTTAATATATTTATCTTTGGATATTTCCCATACAACATCAATAACAGTTGATTCTGCGATTTGATCAGTTAATAATTGTTTAAATGCAAATCCATATGAAGGATTAGAACCTGTTTCTAATGGATAATATTTTGAATCATCAATCACAACTATACCATCAATTTCATATTTGTGAGATTTTCTTTCATCAACTAACATTTTTGATAATTCTTCTGTTGTTATTGTTTTTTTAACTTTATATTCAACACTTCTTGGAACAAAATCTTTTTTTTCTATATATTTTAATTGTTCTGATTCTTTTAATTGAGGACTTAGAACCCAATATCCAACAAAATCAACCAATTTTAATAATTTAGGATCTGGTTTTTTTGTATTGATTATTCCAGAAACAGCATTTCTTGGATTAGCCATTGTGTCAGATATTGTTTTAAAATTTTCTTTGGACATAATTAATTCTCCCCTAATAGCATCACCTTCAACTAATTTTGATATATTTATTCCTATCGGACCAATACAATGAGAAATATCTTGACCTTCAATTCCATCACCTCTTGTATACATATATATTTGACCTTTTGTTTTATAAAGAAGTGCTGATATTCCATCTAATTTTAAAGACAATACATATGGACCTGAATATTCTCCGATCCATTTGTCAAAAGCATTTGTTGATGGTTTTATTTTGTCTAATGAACCCATCCAATATGGTAATTTAACTTTGGAACCATTTATTGATTTTATTGGAGCTCCTATTTTTTCATATTTTATTTCAAACTCTTTTTCATAATATTCTTTAATCAAATCAAATAATTGGTCTGATATCAATTGGATATTTTTATTATAATAATAATCGGATAAATAATCAATTATTTTTTTTATTGCATTCACATCAAGTGATTTTAGAGTTGAATCTGGATCAGCTTTTAATAGCCCAATAATTTCATTTATTTTCATTTGTTAATAATTGATTTAATTATTGAAATAATTATTAAATAATTAAATCAATTTTTTTAAGAAAATAATAATTATAAAAATTCATTTAATTGACCATTAAATATTTTGAAATATCAACATTAATTGTTGCAAAATCAAATTGTTCTAAACAATTTTCACTGATAATTTTACCGATTGAATCGATATTAATTTGTTCATTTGAATTATTTTCTACAACACAACCATTTGTTTGATCTAATGTTTTTATAAATTGGTTAAATCCTTTAATCGAATACAATGATTTAATAATTTTATTGAATATTTTAATATCGTGTTCCATATATAGCCAACATATATTATTTTGCAAAACATGATTTTTTAAATTATCAAGTTCTTCATTTCTTTTTATTTCTGTTGTATTGGGATCATTAATCATTTCCCAAAAATCCATTTTATAGTTGGAAATTATAAATTTATTAAATATATATGATCTTATATGATCAATATCTTTTTCTAATTGTTTTTGTTCACAATCATTTGACACTATTAATTGTATTTGTCTATATAACCAATCAGAAAAATTACAATTCTTATCTAAAAATTCTGTTTTTAAAACTAATTCCAAATATTTTGAATAATCTTTTTTTATACTGTGTAAAAATTTATTATCAATTAAAATTTGTATACATGTCCTTAATAAATAACAAAATAATCTAATTGTTGATTTTTTATTTGTACCAGTATCGATATTTTTTAAATCATTAAACAATTTTAGTAATGTTAAAAAATATAAATTATCCATTTTTTTATTGTATTCGTATTCAAAACAATTATTTATAAAACTAATATGATACGTCCATAAACTTTTTGTTAATTCCCAATGTGAACAATTAATATAAACTGGTAATAATACATTTCCATCACCCAAAATATTATCCGTTATGTTAAAATTATTTACATTAAAAATTTCTTTATTTTGATTATTATTGTCATTTGGATTTTCTTCATAATCAGATAATATAATTTGATAGTAATCATAAAGACCAACCCAATTTGTTGAAATAGAACTTACAACCATATTTGGATATGTTTTAATTATTGTAGAATTAAGATCTAATATACCTTTATATGAATATTTGTTTGGACAATATTTTATTAAAAATCCAAATGGATTAAAATTATTATATTCTTCATTCCAATTTGTTAAACTTAAAGTTGATGATAAATATTCTAATGAACAATCATTAATTTCTAAATATTTAATATTTTCCAAAGATATTAAAGAAGTTTCATTTTTTGAATTTTTTGAATTTTTTGAATTTTTTAAAAATATTTTGTTATTTGTATTGGATATTGTATTATTATATTGATAAATTTTTGGATAGATTATTTGATAAAATTCCAAAATATACTTTATATATGTGCTAGACAAATTGTCATTAAGATTATTAATTGGTAATTTTATACATGTATCTGTGATTCTAAATATTATATTATTAATTGAATTTTGAAAAGATTTTATCATATTTAAAATAGTATCATTGTTGATAGTTTTTAATTCTAACTTTAAAATTTGTTTAATTAAATCAAAATTAATTTTTTCTTCTAATTTATTTTCAATATTATTTGATATCATTTTTTCTATTGAATTTAATACAAGTAAATACCTATATAAATCTTCAGATTTGTCAATATTTATTGAAAATTCATTTGGTATTAAAATTTTTTTTATGTATAATTCTAAATCAACAGAATTATAGTCCCAATTAAATATTTCATTGAGTTGAATATTATCCATTTTAAAATCTCTTATATTAATAAAGTATTCATTAATATTTGCCCATATACATTTAAAAAATGGATGATTTGAAATATTTATTAATTTAATATCTGAAGTAAAACTATTAAATAATTCATTAATATAATTAATATCGGATTCATTAAATGAATCTGGTGAATCTATAGAACATATTATAATAATTTTATTTTTTGTTGTTATTGTTTCAAACTCTTTTATTTTATTAATGATATTTTTAAAAGATAAATTTTCATAACTTTTATATTTTTTATAAATCACATTATTTATAGATAATAAAATATTATTTATATCAGATACATCATTATGTTCATTTAATTTTATATCTATCAAAGAAGGTTGAGATTTTAATATATGTATATCTGAATATTCATTTTTATGGATTTTTTTATAAATTATTTCATATGTTATTAATCTTTTTATATAATTATTGATTACATTATTAATTTTAAAAGTAGTATTATCAAAAAAAATTAATAAATTATCCATTTTTAATATTTAATTATTATAATATCTATTTTAAATATATATCAATTTTTTATGAGTTCCAAAGTAGATAAATTATATGGGAAAATTAATAATAATAATAGAGATGTTATATTTTTTGGATTATCACATTGTGAATATTGTAAAAAAACATTAGAGCTTCTTAAAAAAAATAAAATAAGTTATAAATACTATACAATTGATAAATATTATAATATATTTTTTAAATTGTTTGTGGAAATATCAAAATTATATCCAAATTTTAATATAGATCCAAACCATAAAACTGTTCCCATTATTTTTATAAAAAGAAAATTTATTGGTGGTTATACAGAATTTAAAAACTATTTAAAATAAAAATACTTATTTTATACTTGTTAACATTACACACGCAAACACACATACAAACACACACACACACACAAATTATTATTCATATTATTTGATAAAATTAACTTGAAATAATATTAAATTTTAATTTTCTTCAACCAATACAAATGAATTTTGTTCATATGTTTTCATTAGTTCAAAAAAACTATTATTTTTTAATTTAAATTCATTTAAATCAGAAAAATATTTTTCATCATACCAATCATATATTTTTTTATTATGAGATGAACAAATATTTTTCAAACCCATATAAATTTCATCAATCATTGATGGATCAATAATTTCAATTTTATTTATTTTATCAGACATTATTCTAATTAACTCATTAATATTTTCAGATTTATCTCTTGAATCAAAGTTATATTTTGGTGAATTACTCTTACTATTATGGATATTTAAATTTTTTTCTTGTTGTTCTCTTGTATTTTTTAAATATTCTTCTTTTAGTTTAAAAATATTCATCTTTATAGTGACTATATTATATTCATATTAGTAATATATTAATTTCTATAAAAAAATCAATTTTTCCGGTTAAGCACTAATCGGAAAAATTTAACTTTATGTATTAAAGTTTGACATAAAAATTTATTAAGTTAAATTTTATTATATTAAAATTCCTTATATTAAAATTCAAAAAAATATTATTAAATACACCTAATGTATATATTTTTATTTTGCTAACATTTATTTTATTATTATCCGTTTTATTATTATCCGTTTTATTATTATCCGTTTTATTATTAAATTTATGTGTGTTGTTAATATAAGAACATTTTTCGTCATAATTTTGAATGCTTAACCACATTCCGTATGTGGTAAATGAACTATCATTTATTATTAAATTTACATTTTCTTCTATTATATCATTATTTTTCCAACTGTCAAACATTCTTTTTGTATACCCATTATCATTTTTTTTATTTTTATTTTTCATAAAATAGTATTTGTATTATACTGTTTTATACTTATAAAAAATCAATTTTTTTTACAAAATCAAAAATAACTTAATTCATTCATTACATTTATTTTGTTTTTTTTGTTTTTCCTTTAGTTTTTGTTTGTTTTTGTTCTTGTTCTTGTTCTTGTTCTTGTTCTTGTTCTTGTTCTTGTTCTTGTTCTTGTTCTTGTTCTTGAACAATCTCTTCTGTATCATTTTTCTTTTTACCTTTTGATTTTGTTGTTTTTTGTTCTGGTTTCGGTTCTGGTTCTGGTTCTAAATCATCTACTTTTTGTTCAACAATTTTTTCTAATTTTTTTTTATCTTTTAATTTTATTTCCTTTACTTCTTCTTTAATTTCTTCTTTAATTTCTTTTTCTTCATTTGTTTTTTTTGAAGATTTTTTAACTTTTAAAATCTTCTCTAATTCAACAGGTTCTTCTAATTCTTTAACTTCTTTAACTTCTTTAACTTCTTTAACTTCTTTAACTTCTTTAACTTCTTTATTTTTACCTTTTATTTTAGTTTCCTTTACTTCATCAACTTTTTTTTTTCCTTTGGTTGATTTAGTTTTTTCTTCATCCTCATCATTATCATGTGCATTATCATGTGCATTATCATGTGTATCATCATGTGTATCATCATGAGCATCATCATCATTTTCTATTGGAACATTATCATGTTCATCATCATCATTTTCTATTAAATCATTATGACCCAAATGTTTTTTATATGATAATTGTGTAGTTCTTATTTTATCTAAAATATCTGTTCTTTTTTCATTTATTTCCATAACTTCTTTTGATAATTCAATGTATCTATCATTAAATTCTTCAAGAAATTTTTTATAATCATCATTAGTCCAATCTGGTTTTCCAATATACTTATTAAAATCACTGATAGATAATCCAATAATATTAGACATGTTTATACTATTATATATAATTAAATATTTAAATATTATTTTCATTTTTCAACTTTTTTACCCAATATATCATAACAAGTAAATAATATTGTGTTAGTTGCAAAACTAACATAATATTAGGGAGTTTTTAATGATAAAATGTTGTAAAAAAACCATTAAATCATCATAATTCAATATTATTACTTGGTTAATTAATCTTTTTATGCATTTTTTATATTTCAAATACTGATTTTATATAATGAAAATATTATTAGATAAAATAATATAATTTTTACATAGAATAACCAATTGGATTTACTATTCTATCCCAATCTATATTATAAGCATTAGTAAAATGACTATCATAATTATATTGTTCTGGTATTATAAAATTAGAATGACCTATTTGTGTATTAACGGGTAATCCAACATTTTCATCTGAATTTATTAATGTATAGTAAGCAGTAAAATAATCAGCTAAATTTGCTTCAACACGATTTCCATATAAATCCTTATAATAGTTCTTAAGGTAATTTTTGGTAAAAGGCATATCTGATTTTAAAACACCTGTATTAGTACAATTTGGACCTATTGAAAAATTATCTTTTATATTTGGATTTTGATTTGGATTTGGGATATCTGAACCAATATCGTCTTTTAGCATTTTTTTTATTCTATCATATTCATTATCAGACATATCAATTGGATCATTATTATAATCATTATTTACCTGATTATCTAAATGTCCTTTACAATTTGTATATATTATATCTGATATATTTTTTATATCATTATTATTATTTGTAACTTTAAATATTTGTTGTGGATTTTTTAAAACTTTAATTTGTTCATCAGAAAAAATAAAACTTTTTTCTCCAATAATTTTATCTATTAAATTTGAATATTCAGGTGTTCTTTTTATCACAACAAGATCATCAATATCGAAATTTTCTAAATCACATTTTTCATGTGTCAATGAATATTGATTATTCAATACATTAAATATCACATAACAAACCACCAATATAAATATTATAAATAATATTTTAATAAATATATCATCCATTTTTTCTATATAATAATCAAATAAAAATATTTGTTTCAACAAATATTTTATTAATTTAAAATCATATTATTTAATTTATATTATATATTAAATAATGTACACTTTTATTAACAAAAATTTTTTAATTCCAGATAAAATTATTTATAACAATAAGAATGATGCTTTAAACAAATTATACTTAGAAACTATTTCAAGATCAATCCAATACAATAATAATGTTTATGTTATTTATAAAAATAATTTATATTATTCAAATGGTTTTGTTATCCATTATAAAAATATTAATTCTCATGATGAACCAAATATCATATACAAATACGATAATATTAATTTTATGGGAACTAATTATTTGCCCGTATACTGTGAAGACAATATAATATCAAATAATATAAATTTAACCATTGAACATAAACCAAATAAAAAAATTATTTTAAATGATGATACAAAAAAAAAAGTATCTTTTAATGCATCAAATATTCAAAATATTCAAAATACTCAAAATCAATTTGAAATTTCAATTAATAATCCGACACAAAATAATATTACTAATTCCAATACTAATTCCAATACTGATACAAATGAAAATAATATCAAAACATCTTGTGAAGAAAACAATAAAAGAGAAGAAATCATTAAGTTAATAGAACAAGTTAATGATTTGTATCAAAAAGAACTAGCAAATATAAAAAAACTTGAAATGAATTTAAAATCATTCGATACTAAATTGAATAAACTAAATAAAAAAAAAAGGGAAGAAATTATTAATGATGTTATAAAAACTCAGACTGAATTTCAAACATGGAAAAAACTTAAATATATCATAGATGATGATTCTGATATACTAAAACCATTTGAAGAATTGGAATTATCTAATAAATCAGTACCAATATTATTTTTATCAAAATTTGATTATATTGATAAAATTCTTAATAATGAGGGAATTAAAAATTTATTTGACGAAATAAATTCAATTGATTTAAATTATCTATATTCTCAAAATACTTTACCAAATGACAATATCGTTCAATTTTGTGATAAATATGTAAAGTTATCAAAAGAATTACATTATAATTTTGATCATGAATGGAATTATTTAGAAAATGAAATGAATTCGAATTCAACAAATAAACTTACATCATTACCAACCCAATTACCAACCCAATTACCAACCCAATTACCAACCCAATTACCAACAAATATTTAATTTGGTGTAAAACATTAGATAAAAATTAAAAATTTAAATTTATTAAAAAAGATTCATTATCATAATTAATAAAGCAAAAAGCTTCATCATACATTTTATTTAACACATAAGAAATGACATCAAATGATTTAAAAATTAAAGTTTTATCGATAATAAATTGATTTTCTTCTAAATCCCCACTCGAACTAAGATTAGTTATTTTTTCAACTTGATAGTTTTTTTCTTCATCAAAATAAGTAACTTTAATAATTTTATTTGACATAACCCAATTAATATTTTTAACTCCTATAATTTTAACAGATTCTATCAATTTTAATATATCATTTATTATCATATCAAACACAAAATGATTTTTATCGCATTTATTTTTATTTTTATGAATTGAACAAGATTCTTTAAAATTACAAAATTTATAACTTGATGTTTTAAATAATTTAATTGTGTTTGGATCATAACTATTGTCTCTTCTTAATGGAACAGAAAAAAATCTTTTTACTGAATTACAAGATACATTCAACCATTCCAAATATTTATTTATTGACTCATATTCATTTTGAGTTATTTCTGTATATTCATTAAATTTTGTTGATTTGTTTCTTATAAATGTTCTAAGATAATTTGATATTAAAGATAAATAATTTAAAACGACCAATAAACTTTTGCTATCTTTTATATCTAAATTTAAATTAAAACAATTTTCAATAATAATATCATTTGTAAATTGCTCAGATTCTTTATCTATATTTGATTTTTTTTGTTTATCTTTATTAATGACTAAATTTTCGTTAAAATTTGTAGTATTTAAAAGATTATCGTCAGTACACCAATCAAGATCCATTAATATATTATCTTATATATATATATTTAAATAACATATTTTTTATAATATTTTTCAATTTTTTTATTAAAATTATTTATATATATGTAAATATATAAATATATAAATGGCTTCTAACAAAGATATAAATATTACAAATAAAATTAATAAATCAACAAAATCAACAAAATCAACAAAATCAACAAAATCAATAGTTAATAAAAATAATGATAAAGGAACACCGATAACAGATGATAAAATGATTAATGAAATATTGGGAAATATTGGAAAAAAAACAAAAAATCCAGAAAAAAAAGATTTAATAAATAATTTTATTGAAAACAAAAATAATTATAACAATAAAAAATATATAAAACAAAATAATGATGATTTCAATGATGATCCTAATGATAATGACAATAAAAAAAAAACATTTACTCAAAATCTTACCAAAGAAGAAATTAATGAAAAATTAGAAGACTATAAATTAGTTGATGATATTTCAAAAGTATCGTTAGATACACATTTAAGATATTTTGTTAAAAAAGATAATGAAATGTTATTTAGAATGGGAGGTAATCTTAAAAGAAATTTTGATCTTCCTAATTTTATTGTATTAAAAAATGCAATAGGTACTGAATGGACAGTTCAAGTCAAAGATACTATATTTTATAAAAAAATGTCAATTAAAGAAATAAAAGAAGAATATGATTCTATTATATTAGAACTCCATGACAAAATAAAAAAATTAAAATCAAAAATAAAAGAATTAGAAAAAAAATAATGGACTACAAATAAAAAAATTTTATTTAAATATTTATCTATTTTATTGATTTATTAATAATATGGTTAATAGTAATTTTATTTATGATGAAAATAAGGATTATTTATATGTGCTAATCTATAAATTAGGTAAAGGTTCTTATTCAACAGTTTGGTTTAGTTTAGAAATAGAAAATTTTTATTCAAAAATGAAAAATAAAAAAATACTCAAAATTAATCCAAGAGCATTAAAAATTCATAATGATGATGCTTATGATGTAGGTATTATTGAAACTGAAATTAACAAATTACTTGTGGATTCTAGTAAGAAAAAATGTCCTTATATAAATTATCCACTAAGTAATTTTATTCATGATGATATTTGGGTAATAGTTGTATATGAAGTTGCAATTGGTTCTCTATATGATATTATGAAAGAATTTGATAAAAAATTGCCTATAAAGTTTGTTTATGAGATTATCCAGCAATTAACAAAACCAATCGAATTTATGCACAAATGTAAATACATTCATACTGATATAAAACCTGAAAATTATTTATTGATGGGTCAAAATCAATTACAAAAAAACATTATTGATTTTTCCATTGGCTATGGATTAGCTGATAAACTTAGAAAAATTTCTAATTTAAAAAAATTTAAAAATTCTGATATTCAAGAACAGATTATTCAAGAACCTTTGAGTAAATTTTTAAAAACCATATCTAAAAAATTTAATTTAACTGGGAATATATTAAATATTGATGAAGATGAAGATGAAGATGAAGACGAAGACGAAGATAATTGTGATAATGTGAATAATGGGGATAATGATGATAATGTTAGTGAATCAGATTCATTGGGATCAAAGTGTTCATTTTATTCTAATATTTCTGATAACGATAAAAAATCAGATTATGATACTGTATCATCATATGATTCAAGAGATGATGAATATTTTGAACAAATTGATAATTTTCATAAAGATAAATTAATTAAAATATTATTTAAACAGGATTCTTTAAAAAATAATAAATTTTTAAACAAAAATATTTTTACAAATCAACAAAATCAACAAAATCAACAAAATCAACAAAATAAACAAAATAAACAAAAATACCTATTAGAAATATTCAACAATCCAATAGTTAAATTAACAGATTTTGGTACAATGATTCATTTCAATGATGTCAAATATACTATTCAAACGAGATATTATAGAGCCCCAGAAATCATTCTGGGATTAAATTTTAATGAAAAAATAGATTTATGGTCTTTAGGATGCACATTATATGAGCTTGTTACAGGAAAAATTTTATTTTATACTTGTAAAAATGAATTAATTAATAAATATGATGTAGATTTAATTAATATTAAAATGATATTAGAAAAAATTAATTATTACGAACAAGAAAAATTAATCAAATTAATTTTATGTTCTAAAAGAAAGAAATATATTATTAATAAAAATAATTGTCTTAATTTTTTTACGAGCATAAATCATAATCTATGGAAAAATGACATATGTCATTTACTGACTGATAAAAATATCAATAATTTAACAAATGAACATAATAACATGGAAAAATATATTGGTCATTTATCTGAATTTATTAATAATCTATTATATATAAATTCAAATAAAAGAAATTTTATTTAGATCATTAAATTCAATTTTGCATCATAATTTTTAATATAAAAAAAATAAATTAAAATGAATCAACCATTTTAATAATTGAAATAATGTGTTTTATTTCAAATTTAATCTAAAATAATTTTTTAAACTACTTTAAAAAATTGTCGCACTATATGCAATACCATTATATGTATTATCTCTTGATAAAGTTGTATTATTTGAATATCCTCCAATTACTTTTACATTATTACAGTTTTTATTATTAGTAAAAATACTTGGTCCACAATTACTATGAGATTGATTTTTTAAACTATCTTTTTTATTAATTTCTTTTAAACATTTTGACACCATATTAATTGTAATTTCTTGTTCTTTTTTAGTACCATTAAAAAACATGTTATTAAATAATTTATTGATTTGTTCTTGGTTTATTTTTATTTGAGCCATATCTTTTTGATATTTTTCATGAACATTGTTTATCATTTTGTTGATATTTTGTTAGTATTTAAATATTTGATAATAATTATCAGTTATTTGTTTTTTTCAATTTTTTTACAATATAATATAAAGTATTATAGTAAGGAAACTTATACTATTATATTATATAGTATATAAATAATAAACTTTGTTTAACTGTTTCACAATGTTTCACAATGCTTCATAATTTATCAAATTATAAAACTTTTTATTTAAGTGTTGGAACTTTTAGTTATTACTGAAATTATTACTTAAAGATTACTATCAAATTCATTTATATCTACTTGACTAGGATCTTTACCACGAATACCTTTAACACTACTATTATTTTTGTTTATGTTAAAACCGTTATTTTCAAAATATTCTATTAATTTCTTACGTGATAATGGTTTTTTATCATTATAACTATTAGTATACCATCCTTTAAACATTTCATATATATCATTTAATAGTATACTTGATTCATTATCTTTTTCTAAAGCTTCATTAAAAAATTCCATAATAACATTAGAATCGGCTTTATATTTATTTGTTGCTAATTTAACTCTTTCTGGTTCTAATTTTTCTAAACCTTCATTATCCACATACATTGGATAATACACATTTATTAATAACCACATAAATCCTTGATTCCAGTTTTTAATCCTTTCTCTTAGTTTCGGATCAGATTTTCTTTCATTTTTATTTTGTGGATTAGATGTAAATTTTATCCAAAAATCAATTACCCGAATACGTCTCCAAGTACCTCCGTCATCAGATGGGATATTTGGAAGATGATTACATGCGAGTAATAGTTTAAATTGTGGTGTATATTGGAATGGATCCCCATACAAAGGTCTTGCTTCAATTTTATCTTGACCTGTAATATTTTTCATAAATCCCACATTAATTTTATCATCACCTTCTGGTTCTTGTAATGTAATAACACGTTTACCGAATTTATCTGCTAATTCAGGAGTTGCTGCAGAACTCGAACCTCTTTTTTGTGTTAGAACAGTTGGTGGAAGAGTTCCAAAATATCCATCTGATGCACCATTAAATGTGTTATCTAACAAATCAATAAGTGAACCTTTTCCATTAGAACCACAACCTGTCCAAATCATAAATTTCTGATCTTTATTTGAACCTTCTAAAAATGAAGCACAATATGCCATTAAATAATCTCTCATATCTTTTTCAGGTTGAATACTTTCAATAAATTTTTCAATATCCTTAATAATATAATCATCTTTAGTAAATTCCTTGTAATCATAACTGACAGTTTTTCCTATAAAATCATCTGGACAACCTTTTCGAAAAATTCTATTTTTCAAATCATAAACGCCATTTGTAAAACCAACCAAATAATTATTTTGATCTAATTTTGATTCAAAATCTTTTTCATAAAACAAAAAAGCACATTCTTTAATAATTCTGTCTTTAAAAGCGGATTTTTTAAGATTAAATATTAAACTTTGAATATCTTTACATCTTCTTTGCAATGAATCTGCTTTTTGTCCAACTTCTTGAACTGCTATTTGCATAATATCAAAATGTAATTTAGCAAATTCTTGAGCAATATCAGTTGACATTTTGATAGAAAACGAGTGAGCACAATCAATTCTATCCCATCTATGATTATCAAATTGCCACCAAATACCTTTTGATATTGAACTGCATTTATAGTCATATTTATGAATTTCTTTTAAAATACAAGCAACATCAAAATCTGTCTTGATATCTCCTTTGTCCAACATTATATTTATTTTTTCCCTTAACATTTTTTTATATCCTTCAATATTATCTTCTTTAACCCATCTTACCAAAGATGGGATTGAATATCCAGAATCATTATATCGTCTTGAACAATCATCCCATATTTTTAAACATGATTGTTCATCAAATTTCCTTTTATCTAATTTTGAAAATTCTATAAATTCAGGAAGTAATGTTGGTGATATATTATATAATGCCCAACCAACAGGAATCCAATCATTATAAAGATTAGCTCTTTTTGAATTTAACATTTTAACCAAACGTTTAGCATATTGAATATCATCTTGATTAGAACCTCCATATTGATTTTGTCCCATTAATTTTATAATTTTATTATTTGAATTGGATTCTATTTTTTCTTGATTATCCCCATTTGCAGATTTAAATAATTTATTCACATCTAATTTTTCAAAAGGTTTTTTAAAATATTTTAATTTTATTTCATCAATTTTATTTTTATATTCATTAGTGATTTTTGAATCAATAATATTTTTATCATTAGAAGATTTTCTAATTGATAAAATTTTTACTAATTCTTTTGTTTTTGGTTTATTTTCAATTTCATCAACATTATAATCAAATATATAGACTAGTTTATAAAGATTAATATCTCCATTAATATTTTTACCACTTCCATACATGAACCATTTATTTTTAATAATTACACAAGGATCAAATATTTCATCATTAATTTTTTCCTTTTCCTTATCACTTAATTTATAATAATTATTTGAATCTATTGGGTCATCCAAATCATCTAAATCATCTAAATTATTATTTTCAGGTTCATCTGAGTCCATATCAGTTGATAATTTTTTAACATTAGCCAATACAGAGTATACATTTGAAAATAAATCTTGTCTAATAATTTCTTTTCTTGATTCATCATAAATTAAAAATCGATCATTAACATCTAATATAAGATTTGGATATTCAAGATGAAAACCATCAGAATATAATAACTTTTTTTTGTCAAAAAAAGGTTCTTCCTTCATAAAAACACATGATTCTAATATTGATTTATTTTTAATTACATAATATTTAACAATTATATTATTTATTATACTAATAATTTGCATAATATCATCAATACACATTATTCTTTCTGGACTAATTTGTTTTAAATCAAAATCTAAACATAATGGTCCAATTTCTTTTGGTTGTTCCATCACATGTAATATTTTTTTTTCTCTTTTAAGCTCTTTTGCATATATTTCAATAAATTCATCATATTCATTGTCTTGAATTTTAAAATTCAAATTTGCTTGATTATCCCACCATTGATGAGTTAATGATTTATCTCCATATGGAACTTTTCTTTTTTCTATATATTCTTTTAAGGATAATGTTTTTTCACTTAGGGACATAATATTTTCAAGACCTGATGTATTATTATTACTTGGCTCAATACCATTATCGTCAATAAATGATATATTATTATACATAATTTTATCTATATTGTATATTATATAATTTATATATTTAAAATCAATTTTTTTATAAAAAATAAGAAAAATGTCAAAAATTGTTATCATTTATACTTTTTGTATAATATATAAAAAAAATGAATTTAGAATAATATAAACATATAATTATATACAAATATACAAATATAAAGATGTCACAAATAAATCAACAAAGCTCATTTTGTAAAAATTGTGAAAATTTTATGGATATTACTAATAATATATCAGTTATTGATAACGATAAAAATTTAATAGGGGGACATAATTTTGATAATATACATATAGAATCCTCAGATTATGATGTTTCAATATCTGAATCTGTTGGAGGAGCATCTATTTCTGATAATAATGTTAATGATATTTTAAATGGTAGTGATATTGATTTAAACATTAAAAATTTTAATATAAATGATTTAAATAAAAATCCAATTTTTAATAAACTATCAAATAATCAAAAAACTCTTGTAATTAATCGTATTTTAGAAAAAATTCCTAAAAATAAATCATCAAAACAATCAGAAAGTATTGTTAATAAAGAATCATATTTTTATTGTAAATCATGTGGTTATAATGAAAAAATTCCAGATAAACAATTTATATTTTCAAGAGGTGATGAAAAAAAAGATGACTTTTATAATTATAGATTTATTGATTATGTACATGATAATACATTACCTCGTTCTAAAAAATATAATTGTATTAATGAAAAATGTCCAACACATCAAAATCCTTCTTTAAAATTAGCAGTATTTTATAGACAAAAAGGTTCATATAATATCCGATATATTTGTACAGTTTGTAATAATTTTTGGAATACATTTGTTGACAAATAATTTTTTATTGTGATATGGATTAAGTATGTAAAAATATTAAAAAAAAATTGATTTTAATTTAATAATATATAATATATTATTAACTATTTGAATGACAAAGACCACAAAAACAAAAACCCTATATACTGGTAAAAGTGTTGATATATCAAGTTTAATCACTCAAAATGGAGGAACAAATAAAAATACTAAAAATACTAAAAATACTAAAAATACCAAACATGTAAAGGGTAAAAATTATAAATCTGATTCAGATGATGATGTATCTATTAATGAATTAGATATTGAAGATTCAGAACATGATAATGATGATGATTCTGTAATGTCTGATTCGGATGATATTGTGAATAATCCCAATGATGATATTGAAAAAGATGATGATATTGAAAAGGATGATGATATTGTTGAAGTTGAAGTTGATGAAGATGAAGATAATCATACAGAAAATTCTGATAATGATAATTCAGATATAGATGATAAAGAAGAAAAAGATTATATTGACAATGAAGAAACTCAAAAATCTAAATGTTATTCAAAATATGCCAGAGTTGATTATGATGATTTAGATTTTGATGAATTATTTGGTGAAGAAACTTTAAATTCCAATAAAAATATTAAATTAACAAAACCAATATTAACCAAATATGAATTTGTAAGATTATTAACTGATAGAACCAAACATATTGCTCTAGCTGCAAAACCAATGATACAAAATTCTGAAGGTTTATCTGCAAAAGAAATTGCTATTCTAGAACTCAAAAATAAAATTATCCCATTAATAATTGAAAGACCAGTTCCTAATTCTAATCCAGAACGCTATAAATTATCCGAGTTAGAAATTCCCGATCATTTTTTCAATAATTAATAAAATTTTTATAATTCCAAATAAAATGTCTCGTACTCTTGGGAATTTAAAATTTCCCAATTTATTAAACTATATATTAAATTAATTATTACAGAGTCAAAATTATATTTTAAAAAACTAAAATAAGGAAAATCCGTATATTCGTGTTTAATATATTGTTGGGTTTCTATTGGTAATTGTGAATACCATTCAAAGTTATTTGAATTTAAATGAAATAAAAAATTTATTGGACCATATGATTCTAATTGAAGATATTCATTTGACAATATTTCAGTTGTTACCAATACAATAAGTGGTTTTCCTTTATTAAATTTATCTAATAATTCACTGTATAATTTATTCCAAGTTTCTTTTGTAAAAATAGTAAAATTATTTGAACTATCATTTCCTTCAAAATATTTAAAATATCCACTTTCATCTAAATTATTTGTAAAATTTTTATCTAATATTGATACTTGAGTAAATATATTTAAATGAATATTTTTAACTTTTCTTCTTAAACAACTGATTAAACTTACATTATCATATATACCACCATCAACAAAATTAAGTTTATCAATTGTTTTGGATATTGGATTTATTATTTCCCATTCATATGTATCGAATTTTCCACCCGTACTAAATTCTAATTTAGCATTTATAAAATTTGAACTAATTCCACATTGTACAATTGGTGAAATAACTTTTTTTGCACAAAAATTATCTAACTCTGACATAAAACCACCATATAAATATTTATCATTATTATCTTTTACTACTATAGGTAAATTACAATAATCACATGTAAATTCTATTGGAAAATATATTTTATTTAAATTTACATAATATGCACTTCCTGTAATTATATAATAAGGTTTATTTGTATCTGTTTGTTTACATAGCTCTATATTTTCTTCATTAAAAAATACATTATTTATCAAATTTATCCAAGATGGAAATCCATTTTTTTTCTCAACTACTAACTCAAACATTTCTTTTATCAATTGAATATTTGATATATTTGATAACTTTGTTCCAAATGTATTTGGTGATTTTTTTTTCAATATATTTAAATAACACTGATTAGGTTCATTGTATTGATCAAATAAATAAATACTATCATAATAATAAAATAATATACAAAATATTGATGAACCAGAACATGATGACAAATACTTTATATTATTAAAATTATATTTGTTTTTAATTCCTGCTATTGAACAATATGTGAAAATTGTTTCTCTTATACCACCACCAACATAACATATTGCAAAATCTTTTTTATTAGATAATTTTTGTGTTTCTATCCAATAACTGCTATCATTATTATTCATTGTTTTTATATATTATAATATACAAATATATATTTTTATAATTTATGGTTGGTTTAAAATGTTATAAATTTATATTTTTTTTTTCATATTTTTCAAATATTCTATATTAGTATGTATATCTTGAATTGTTATTTTTTCTAAAATTTCATTAATATTTAAATCAATATCCACAATCAAATTATTTTCAGCTGTTTTTTTTATTAAAAAACCCATCGACCAATTATTTTTTTTATTTCCATTTGAACCAATTTCTTCCAAATAATATCCATATTGTCCATGTTTTAATAGATATTTAGTTTTTCCTTTTGTCCATTCTTTAAATATTTTTGGTTGTTCTTGTTGTTCATTAGTTTTGATGGGATTTGTTAATCTATTATTTACCAATAAAACTATTTCTTTTGAATTTGCTTCAATATTTGATTCAGTTATGTTTGAATCTTTTGGAATTAAATATTTAAGATTAAAATTTCTATCTCCACAAATTAAATATTTTCCGAATTTTCCATTTGTTAATTTAATATCATCTCCATTTGATGTTTTACCTAATATAATTCCTTCTGTGATTTTTATATCGGGTGGAGTTATCATTGCAATTTGTTTATTTAAATAATCATAAAAATTTTTTATTACATTAATTTTTTTTAATGTACCTTCTGCAACATCATCTAATTCTTTTTCCATATTTGCTGTAAATTTATAATCCATTATCATCGGAAAATTCTTTTCTAAAAATTCTGTTATATTTGTTCCCAGGGCAGTTGGAACTAGTTTTTTCTTTTCCTTTCCTATAACCAGATCCTTTGTTTCAATATCTATTGATTTTGGATTAGATGATTTGGCAGTATATTTGGTTACTTGAATTTTTGTTCCTTCTAAATCTTTTATATCAACATATCCTCGTTTTGTTATTTTATCAATAAAACTTGCATATGTTGATGGACGACCAATATTTAAGTTCTTTGGATCCATCTTATTAATTAAACCTGCATCATTATATCTGGTTGGTGGTTTCAAAGTATCTTCTATCCCATTGGTTTCTAACCATGATAGATTTTTCAAATTCTTTAATTCTATTTTTTTAGATCCTTTTTTTCCGTCTACTATTAACCAACCTTCATATATCAAATTTTCTAATGTCCCGACTAATTTATATGGGTCAAGAATTTTCTTTTTATCAGTTATTTTAATTTCTACTAACAAACTTTGATATTCAGCAGCTTTCATTTGAGATTGTATCGTTCTTTTCCATATTGCAGTATATAGACGTTTTTCATCTAATGTACCTTCTATTTCAGAATAATCAGGTTTAGTTGGTCGTACACATTCATGTGCTTCTTGTGTATTTGCTTTTTTATTTACAAATTGATGTGCTTCAAAAAAACTTTCATCATATTTTTCCTTAATTGTTTGTTTTATTAATTTAACAGCTTCTTCTGATATTGATGTTGAATCAGTTCTCATATATGTTATATGACCACCTTCATATAATTTTTGGGCTACACTCATTGTTCTTTTTGCATCCATTCCGAGACGTTGTGATGCAAATTGTTGAAGTGTTGATGTAGTAAATGGTGGAGGAGAATTTGATTTTTTTGTCCTTTCAATAATATTTAAAATTGAATATTCTCCTTTACACATTGCTTTTATTATTTTTATTACCATTTCTTCTTGTTTTTTGTCAAATGTTATATAAGATTTAATTGATACTGTATTTGATGCATTTATTTTTCCTTTTTTTTCTTTTTTTGTTTTTGTTTCTTTTTCCATTTCTTCCTCTAATTCATCCGTATTTGCTAAATCTTGTTCAAATTCATCTGGTTCCGTTAATTCAACATTAGTATCTGATTTGGTTAATTTGGTCAGGACTTTATGTTCACCCAAATTAACCAAACTATCAACATAAAAATATGTTGATTTTTGTTGGGAATAAAATTTTTCTATCTCTTTTTCCTTATCAACAATAATCTTTACAACAACAGATTGAACTCTTCCAGCTGATTGGGCTCCTTTAAATCCATTTTTATATAATAGTGGACTAATCATATATCCAGCTAATCTATCCAATATTCGTCGTGCTTGTTGAGCATAAACCATATTATAATCTACTTGTTTTGGATTGGATACTGCATTAGTCAGTTCTTTTTCAGTAATTGAATTAAAAACAATTCGTTTTCCTTTGTGAATTTCTAACTCCTTTTGAAGAGACCATGCTATCATTTCACCTTCTCTATCCTCATCTGCTGCTAAATACACATTTTGTTTACCTACTTTTAATGTTTCTGATTTTAATTTCTTAATCACATCTATTTTGTTTGGGTATTGATAATAAAATGGTTCAAATGTATCCATATCTATTGACATTGTTTTTTCATCCAAATCTATTATATGACCTATTGAAGCCATAACTATATAGTCTGGACCCAAATATTCCTGAATTTTTTTTATTTTTCCCGGTGATTCTACTATAAGTAATTTACTCATGATTTGTTTAATTTTATATATAGTTTTGTCTTTATTAGAATAAAAAATCAATTTTTCCAATATAAAAAAATTTATATTCTATTAAAAAAATATTTTGTTAATTATTTTGTAACCAAATTTATAAAATTTTTATAATAATTAACAAACTCATATTTATTTTCCAAATTTTTAATCCTATTAATAAAATCACCGATATAATCTTCATCAATATTATATTTTAATAAAAGTACATTAAATATTGATTTTAATATATTGTATAATTCTTCCAATATTGCTGATTTTATTTCTTCAAAAATTAACTCATAATCTTTACTATTGTCCGAGTTCAAATTTATATCATCAATAATTTTAAATTTTTCTTCAACAAAATAAAAATTTGCTTCAATGAACTTTGATTTTATAATATCAAAGTATTTAACACCCCACATACCCATACCAAAATTTTTTTTGTTTTCCATAGTATAAAATTGTCTTATCATTGTGACAAGACAATTCTCAATTAATTCTATTGTAATAGAATCCAATTTTACAATTTGAAAATACAAAATCAATTCTTCTGGTTTATCGATCAAATAATTCGTTTCTAATCTATCAAATAAACCAGAACCGGAATCAAAATTATATTTTTTATATTTACTTATTATTTCAGTTAATTTCCTAATATCTTGATTAGATGGATTTAAATATTTTAATTTATTAGTATTTTCATCTATTGTTATAATGGGATAATTTTCGGGATTAGTTAAATTGAAATAACAAGATAAATCTGATCCCCTTGTTATATCAATACATATTTTTGTATCATCATAATTATAAAATCTTTTAATAGAATTTTCTAACAAAATAACATTTTTCCCTGTGAATTCATGATAAAATAAAATTGAATTAATATTGGGTTTTCCAATGAATTCACATAATTCCATTAATATTGGTTCTATATCGATATAACTTGAATTATGTTCATGTGTCCTATATATACCCCAATTTATACATTGATTTAATGTTACAACACTAATACCAAAACTTGATTCAAATAAATTTGTATGGGAACATGAACGAATCCAAGAATTTTCTAAAAAATTATTAGAAGACGATACAATATAAGGAAGATTATCATCAAATGCAGGATCAATTAAAATTATTAATATTTTTTTATCAAAGTATTTTAATTTTGCATCATGAATAAATGGGGGAAATTGTTGATTGGATTTAAAATCCCACTCATCTGATTTATTTGTACTATAAAATTTTGTTCCAACTCCAAAATAAATTATAGTTGAATTTGATTCAATAAACTCTATGATAAATTTATTTAAATTAGTAAAGTCAATCATTATACTATTATTATTATTATTTATAGTAATATCAATTTGAAACCGATAAAAAAATCAATTTTTTATCAATATATAGTCAAATAATATAGTATTATGACTTATTGGTATCCAATATAATTTATATAATAAAATTTATATAATAAAGTTTATAAAGTTCCAAATCCAAATCAAAAATCAAAAATCCAATTGATATGAAATTAAGTTAAATTATATAGCTATAAATTATTAGATAATGATAGTATTTGTAAAAAAATTGATATAAATATAATATAACTATAATATCATATTATTAAATCCATGTCAAAAAATTTAAATATAGAAAATTTTATACCGGAATTATTACCGATTGAAAAAAGTTATCATCAACAAATAATTGATGTCAAACAAACAATTATCAAAATGTTTGTTAATAGAGGGTTTATTAATCCAGAAAATAAAGACAAATATACAAAAAAATTAATAGAAAATGAAAATGATGATATGGAATATATTATTCAATTAGACAATGTTAAAAATTATAATACTGAAATAAAAAATAAAAAAGTATATATTAAAATATTTGACTATAAAATATCATCAATTAATAAAACATCTACAATAGGTGAATTTATAAGTAAATATGATAAAGAATATAAATTTTTAATCGTCCAAGATATTAATTCCAGATCAGAAGCAGTTGTAGAAACATATCAAACTCAAGTTGAAATATTTAAATTTAATAAATTACAATCTGACGTCACAGAACATGATCTTGTACCTCAACATATTGTTTTGACCAAAGAAGAAGGTGAACAAGTTTTAGAATCATATAGAGCAAGAAAAAGAGATATGCCATTAATTAGAACAAATGAAACAGTTGCGAGATATTATAATATGAAATCAGGTGAAATTGTAAAAATTATAAGACCATCACCACTTACAGGGGAGGCAATAGCATATAGATTAGTTATTAAATCAAAAGATCAAAAAGTTAAAACATAAAGTTATTGATTATAAAATAAAGTATTTTATAATTCACACATTATATCATTCAAGTCATTTTTTGGAAATAATTCATATAACCAATTAATTGATTTTTTTGCATTGTTAACAAAAAAATTTCTTTGTTTAGTATTTGGAAAGATATTATAATTATATAATTTAGATGTTTTTTTTATAATTATTTTTATAATTATTTTTTATCAATGAATTTTTAATAAAATTAAAATTTTCAAATAAATAATTATATGTTTTCTTTTTAAGATAAGGATGATTTGAAACAAAATATTGGATAACATTTACATCTGATGTATCTATATAATAAATAATAATTAATGTATTGAGAATATATGTTTGGATTTAAAAATTCAAATAAATTTATATATGCGGTAACTGGTAAACTCAAAATTCTATCTATAAAATATTTAAATACATTTTTAAAATTTAAATGAATTTGAATCAATTTGACTAATTCATTGTTTTTATCAAAATTTATTAAATCAAAATGATTTAATAAATTAAGTAAAGGACTAAAATATTTAAAGCATATATCCTTTTTTATTATATTTTTAAAATTATTATTCATAATGACTTTATTTATTTTAAATTTATATTATTTATTAAACATCCAATTTTATTACAAAACTCATAAAATATTTTAATTTTCTATCCAGATATTATTGTTATTTTTTTATTATTTAATTTATATTCATCTTTTGTTTTATACGCTTTATCAGCTAATAAATTATAATATTTTGAATCATTATTTATATTGAAAATATCATTAACATTTTTTTCAGTCATTTTTACATCATGAACAGATGTAGAATAATTAATATTTTTATTTTTAATATCAAATGGCATAATAGAATGAATAAAACCATTTTTATTGGTTATTAATGATAACTTTAATGATAACTTTGTAATGATAACTTTCTTTTTTTTATATTCAACATTTATAACCACATTTTAAGAACCATATTTATTATTATAAAATGCATCTTTAAATATATTAAGTGAAGTCCATAAACGAAATTTATTATAAATTGTTTTGTAATGATATTTTTTATAAAATCAAAATCATCAAGTTTATTGGTAATATCATTTTTGATATCATTTTCAGTAGTATTATTCAACATTATTTATTATTAAATATCTATGTTATTATATTATTTTATAAAGTAAATATTATATAGAATTAATCAATATGACCAATATAATGGATACAACAAATACAACGGATACAACATATACAACAGATACAACACCAAATAATAAAATAAAAATTTCTGGATCAATAGGAATGGTACAATTAAAAAATAATGATAAGAATGTTTATATATATTATGATGATCATTCAAATATAAAATATTGTTCATCTAATGACAGTATATTTTTATATGGGTTATTTGAAAATATCATTGGAAAAAATTTTGATCATATTGTATTGTTAGAGGAACCATTTGTAAATAATTATTCAAATATTAAATTTTTATGGAATGATACTCCACATGTGATAAAATTTAGAAATTTTTATAAAAAAATAATAAAAAAATGTTCAGATACAAAAAAATGTTATGTGTTTCCTGTAGATATAAGATTAATAATATGTGATGTATCATTTGATGAATTACTATCTAATATTGATAACAAACAATATTCAGATGATTATAATATAACGACAAATGAATATTTTAAATATATTTTATATTTGTTTGACTATATCGGATATAATGATGAAACATTTAAAAATTGCGATAAAAATATATTATTTATTAAGAAGATATTTGACAAATTTAATTCTTCAGAATATTACCATAAATTATCAGGTCAATTTGATATTTTATATAATAATTATATTCGACCAAATTTAACATTAAAAATATTTGATTTTATAAATATGTACAATAATGGATCATATAGTTTTTTTTCTGGGTATCCATATGAAAATATAAATCCCAATTCAAATGAGAATAATTTTTTTGATCAATATGACAAATTAATTAATGGGATAATGGAATTTTATATATTTATATTGGTAACTGGTCTTAGTTATAAAAATATATCTATTTATACTGGATATTATCATTCTAATAATTTAGCTTACATATTGAAAAAATATTATAACTATAAACAAATTTATAGTGTTGGAAATACTGAAAATATAGAAAAAATAAATGAAAAAGATATATCAAATTGTTTATATATTGATAAGAAAATTTTTAATAATTAATTATTATATAATATGGAAAATAATTCAAAACCATATATAATATTAAATGGACCATTAAATTATATTGAATTATACAATTCAAAAACAAAACAAACATTATGGTTATTTATGGATATTCATAAAAATATTACTAAACAAAAAAAATGTGAAGAATATGAAGCAAAAGATATAGAAAAATATTTTTATAAAATATTTTCAGAATCAACAGAAACATTAGATTTTTTTTTGGAAATAAATCCAACTGATATAAATAATGAAAAAAAATTTTATAATAATGAAAATTATATTCTTGAAACAAGAAAAATTTTTAAAAAAATATACAAAGAACAACAAATAAAAAAAACAAATAATATAAGATTACATTATATAGATATAAGAGACTATTCTTTTTATAATGAAATTATGGTAATTATGAAAAATATAATTGAGAACATTAATCAAAATGAATTATCAAATTTAGATTTTATAATCAATGAATTGACTTATATAATAAATATACTAATTTATATCAATAAGACAATTCAAAATATTATAACAAATAAAAATATTAATGATAATTGTTGTGATAAAATTGATATAGTGGATTTGAAATTGAAATCAAATCCAAATCCAAATCCAAATCCAAATCCAAATCCAAATCCAAATCCAAATAATATGATGAATTTAGGGTTTTCCCAATTATTATTAAAAATACTTACAAAATATTCAGATAATAATAATAAAAAAAATATATTTAATTATTTAAATAATAATTACATAATAAAATCAGAAGAAATAATTAAATACATAAAAAATATTATTTATAATATTGAAGACATTCAAAAACTATTTGAATATCAAGCTCAGTCAGAACAATTAAATATTGATAAGTTTGTTATTGATGAACAGAAAAAAATAATAGAATATTTATCTTATTATGGAATTAAATTTGAAGAATATACAAAATTAACGAGAATATTATATGATCAAATGATAGGGTTGGATATTGTTTTAACATCATTAGGAACTGTATTTATGGATTTATTTTTTTTAAGAAGGATAATTGAAAAAAATGAATATATAAAAAAATCCATAATATATACTGGAGGGTTTCATACTATTGTTTATGTGTGGTTTTTAGTAAAATTTTATGATTTTGAAATAACAAATTGCTATTATTTAAATGGAAATATTTTTGACAAATCTCATGAAAATTCATCCAATATACTTGGACAATTAAAAAATAAAATAAAAAAATCAAAAAATTATAATGAATTATTTAATGTATTTTTTCCAAAAACTTTTAATCAATGTGTAAAAATAAAAAACATTATTTAAAAACTCGATGATAATAATGATTCAGATTTTAAATGTTTATTTGTATTTTTATGGGTTGTTTTTTTTTTATTATTTTTTTTTGGTTCTAAAACAAAGTCATTTGAACTTGATGGAATTGGACTTAATTCTATAGATGGAATTAATATATTTTTTTTAATATTTTTTTTTTTAAAAACATTTTGTAATTTATTTGATGGTTTTGATGGTTTTGATGGTTCTGATGAACTGGAAGATTTTGATGAACCCGATGAACTGGATGAATTTGATTTTATTTTTTTGTATATATTATATAATTTATATAGGATATAAAAAAGTACACATGAACATAATAAATAAATAAATATTTTAATAAATCCATAACAAGTTAAAAATTTTAATAATTTTGCGATTATAGGAAAAAATTTATTTATAATAACTTTCATAATAATTGTTTGTGTCATTTGTAAACAAGTTGATGTTATTAAATTTGTAATAATATTAGTGCTATTTTTCATTTTTTTTTTGTAATATAATATATTAAATATATATAAAAATATTATATGTGGAATATAAATTTTTGTATTTAAACGCTACTAAGAATAAAATAAATTATTTTATTTTTCAAAATAATTTATAGTTAAAAATAATTTGTAGTTAAAAATAATTTATAATTCAAAAAAATTGAACTATATGATTATTTATTTAATAAGTATCAGAAGATGAGGATGATGAATCTTCTGATTCATGAACAGGTTTATCACAACAATCAAAAACACATAAAGGAAATAATTTACCACAGAAAAGTTTTTTGATAAGTTTAGGAATACCTAAAACGAAATTGATAATTTCTAACAACCATTGTTGAATCCAGCAAATAACAGCCAAGATAGCAATAACTTGGAAAATTAATCCGATATCAATGCAAGTATGAAGTCTAATAAATTCAACAACTTTAGCATAAAATTCAAGAGCAGCAACGGAAACTGATTCACATACAACTTTATCTAAAGCAATTTTGGCACAAGCAGCAGCATCACAAAGTTTGGTCATGGTATATATACATTATATTTATATAATTTTTACAAAATGGGGGATAAATATTAAATAATTTTTTTTTAAACTTAAAATAATCTATATTATTTTATATTTTTATATTAAAAAAAATTATTTTATGATTTAAATATCGTATTGTTTTGTTCTTATTCTTGGAGATATATTCATTGAAAGTAATTCTTGTATCAAAAGTTTAAAAGCATATGGAATAATAACTTTTGATATTTTTGTTTTGTTTTTACAGGAAATACATTGATATGTGTCAGTGGATTGTGGATTTGATTTATTTTCTTTTTTAATAATTCTTTGAGCAAATAATCCACAAACATCACATACATAACATGAATAAGCATCTGAAACATTTAAAAATCTTTCTTTGAGGAATTTACTCATTCCATGTGATATTATTGAATCACGTTCCCGATTATACCAGATTCATGTAAGCATTTGTTCTTACAATCATTATCTATTCTAATACTACTTAGAATCATAGTTTCCTATGGGTCTAGACTATATCTTAAGCAAATTTATTTAATTGTTTTTAACAATTACAAACAAGCCCATTTTCATCTAGTCGTTGAACCTTTAACTAATTTTGTTAGTTCTTTGGCTGCGGATTGTCCTGATTTTCATTCTATAAATTTTTACTATACCTCAAATAGTTAACTTGAGCCACTAATATATTACTATATCAGTTTAGTATTATTGAATTTGTTGGATATTCCCGCAATTTGAAAATGTTGCCTAAATATTATATTTTTTAATAATATTTGACTAGCCATACTTTTGATATGACTGAGACTATTGAACTTAATCTCCCCGCATCTTAAACCTCCATCTTTTGCCTTGATACCATGCTACATTTGGTATTTATGCCAAATATCATACACATATATAATTTTATCTAATTGAACTTTTTAAATTTATAGCAAATCAATTAAACTCGATTATATCACGTTCACACGTGGGAGTAGACTATATCTTAAGCCTATATATTAATATAAGCCCATTCCTGTTTAGTCGTTGAACCTTATAAACCATTATTTGTGTAATAGTTTATATTGGCTGCGGATTAACTTACTAATTTATTAAATTTTTACCTCAACTAGATCTCTCTGTTGCCATTATTTTATTCCAAAAATAACTTGGTATCAATAAATTACTTATTATTTTAAATAGTTTAAAATAATTTTAATTAAGTTGTTCCCGCAATTTAAGAATGTTGCCCCTGCTATGGGACTTGCTAAAACTTTTATTTTAACAAAGACCTAATTGATCTTCCTTCAGGCAATTATACCAGATTCATGTAAGTATTTGTTCTTACAATCATAATCTTCTATTGAACTATTCATAGACACAATTTCTTGTGGGTTTAGACTATATCTTAAGCTTTCATATTAATATGAAGCCCATTCCCGTTTAGTCGTTGAGCCTTAAAAATCCACATTAGATTTTTATTGGTTGCGGATTTTCTATATTTCATAACTTTTTACTGTACCTCAAGTGATTAACTTGAGCCATTTGATAATTACTTAACAAATTTAGTATTATGAACTTTACTAGATGTTCCCGCAATTTGAGAATGTGTAGCCGTACTTTTGATACGACAAGCCCCATAAAGTTAAGGCTGGTGTGTTAACATTGTTATTGGTCCTCTAGCACGACTGTGCATTTTGTCCATTACTAAATGTTTTAATCTTTGATAATAAGTTGGACCGATAAAAATTGGTATTTTCATTTTTTGTCCTGTCATACCATTATACATATATTCTGTTGCATTTCTTTCATATCCTAAACTTTCTAACATATCTTTTACTTTTTCTATGTCTATTTCATTAAAGGATGTACCATCAACTTCCATTCCTTTAATTGCTCCTACTTTACCCATTAAACACTCTATTAATTGTCCAATTGTCATTCTTGATGGGATTGCCTGTGGATTTACAATTAAATCTGGACTTATACCCTCTTTTGTAAATGGCATATCTGATTGAGATAAAGTTAGTCCTATAGTACCTTTTTGTCCATGACGGCTGCAATTTCCTATCCATACATTTTTCCATATATTATTAGTAGCTTGTCTAATTAAAAACACATGTGATGGAACTTCTAAACATCCTACCATTCCTTCATAATCATATATTTCTTCAACTTTATTTTTTGGAACTATTTCATAATTTTTATCGTAAACTTCATCATATGTTTTGTATATAACATCTTTATTAATTATATTTTTTGCATCAGTCAATTCAAAATCAGTACAATTAAAATATTTAATATACATTTGATGATCAACTGTCACATCTAAATCAATTTGTTGTGATCTAACCCTATACATTTGACCTTTATATTTAAATTTATAAATACCAATTGGATAATCATATACTAATTTATGACCATCAACTAAAGTAGCAATTTTATTGTTCAAATTAATATCTTCTAATTTAAGCCAACCTTTATCTGTTAAAATTTCAAAAGGATTGTCAGGATCAATTCCCACACAAAATTTATCTCCAATCTTTGGTACTCTTTCTGATCTAGTTCTAATTTTAATCATTTCATAACCTTCATTATTATAGATTCCTGTAAATACTCTATCAATAATAGCCGGTTCTTGTGATTTATAAATTTCTGATGAATCTTTGAAACATTTATTGGAACCTGGAGCTGGTTGAATTGGTGTCACTTTACCAATAATTACATCTCCATTTTCTACCAAAGTTTCTTCTGGAACATAACCTTTATCATTTAATTTTTCATATACTGCATGTCTTGTTCCTGTTAATTTACTAACATCAGGTTTCATGAAAATATCATCTTGTGATGTTGATTGATTTTTTTCAATATTACATATCCATTTTTTTAATGAGGTTGATCTAAATAATCCTCTATCTATTGATGTTTGATTAAATACAATTGAATCATCCTGATTGTGTCCTGAATAACATGCTAATGCTACTACTGCTTGTTCTCCACATGGAAGAATATCTGTATGGACGTATTTCGCTATCTTTGTATTTACTAACGGTTTTTGTGTATTATATAGGATATACGAAATATCCAATCTATCTCTGTAATTTGAGCTATAGAAGCCCATTGCCTGTCTCTAATGCTCAACAAGTCAATGTTAATTATTTTTCATTCAACTCTAATGAAAAATCTTAAAATTGAACTTATTGAGCGTACCGGATTCATATAAGAATTTGTTTTTATAATCATTATCCTCTCCAATACTACTTGGAGACACTGTTTCCAGTTGGTTTGGACTATACCTTAAGCAATAAATACTATTCACTGCCCACTTCCATCTAGTCTCTGCACCTAAATCTATCAAAATAGATTTTTGGCTACGGATTGTCCTATATTTTTAAATCTAAATTATTACCTTACCTTATGTGATTAACATAAGCCATTAAATCATTACTGATTAAACTTGGTATTAGATTTTTATTTAATTGAATTAGTTTTTATTTAATTGAATTAGTTTTTATTTAATTGTTTTATTATTTGAGCAATTTATTAATTTTCTTTAATTATATCTTTTTTTAAATATTAATTTCAATTTTTGCTTTAATTATATTTCTTTACTCATATAAACAATATTTAACAATTATAGATATTTAATTTAATTTAATTTAATTCAATTCAATTTAATTTTTTTATAGGGTATTCCCGTAATTTGAAAGTGTTGCCTTTTAATTAATTAAAATTTAGACTTGCCATAATTTTGTTATGACAGTTCAAGGCAGACGTAATTTTACCTTGTCACTTATTTTCTTCTCCCTTTATATTATAATTTTTAAAATTTAATATAACGCTGGATAAGCTGAAAACCTTTCCATACTAATTAAAATTTAAGTAATTATTTGAATTTTTAATTTTAATTAATATTCATTAATTTCATATAAAATCTTTTCAATTTCATATTTATATAATGATTTCACTCGTATAATTTTAATTTATACTTATGAAAGCCCGACTGTACATTAAGCCATCATGATATTTAATTATTTTTATTTTTATGGATTGAATAATTAAATATTTTAGATGACCGCAAGGGACCCAGTCTGTAGCGGTTCTTCTTAATATGTTTCCATATCCTAACTAATTTGTTTGTTTGTTTGTTAGTTTGTTTGTTATTTTGTTATTTTGTTAGTTTAGAAGCTTTCCGACGGTCTTGTCCATTATTACTTGTCTTTAGCTAAACAAGTAGAATTTTGACCGTTTTCTCCTTACTTGCATGTTAATTTATATTAAAATATAAACTAAGGTGTCCAGAGTACTAGACCTACCATTAAAATTAACACTTGTTATAATCTTATTAAAAATAAAATATAACAAGCCCGTCAATAATAACCTGCTAGGTGGTATCATTATATCAAGTATATTCTTGATTTAGGAATTTGATTAAATCCTAAGGAAAATTACTTTCCCATAACCCCTGTTGTACGTTTAAAATAGGGAGCTTAATCCTATTCGGTTAGCGTACTGAAAAATGTTTCTTGGTCCGTTGTTATGATTTGCAAAAGGAATATTTCCTGCAATAATACCAATGATCATGGTTGGATGAAATTCACAATGAGTATAATTTAAAATCATTGATTCATCATAACGATTTATGTTTGGTTTATTTGAATCTGGAATAACTTGTAATTCTCTTTGTTTCATTTCAATAACTTTATCTTTATATTCTGAAACCAACATATAAAATTGTTCTTCCATATCAACAAAATCTATTGTTTCGGGATATTTTTCAATTAAAGCATCCCATTTATTTAATCCTTTAAGATTCTTATCAGATAAAACAGAATTAATAATTTTATCTGTTAAAACTATTTTATTATCTGATACAGCTAATAATGGTCTGTATAATCTACCACCTTCTGTATAAATTTTTATTTCTCCTTTAGGAATATCATGAATAATTCCATTGGTTCTGATAATAACACCATTTTGTTTTAATTTTCTTAATTCACCATATAATTCAAAAGGTTTTTCAGTCATACCTATCCATTCCCCATTCAAAAATACTTTTGTTTGATCTACAAGTTGTGTTGATGAATGATTATTCATATGTATAAATTTTTCATTTGTAATTAATAAATTATAAATCATATTTGCTTGTTCATGTGAACCAATACAAATTGAACCCAATAAACTAAGATGTTTGACTAAACCAATATTAGTATGTTCTGGTGACTCGATACAACACAAAAAACCAACCTGGGAAGGATGATAATGTCTTGGACCTGTTAATTTCATTGTTGATGAATCACCACCTGGAGCATCAACTCTTCTTAAGAAAGATAAAGATTGTAAAAAAGTTAATCTTGGAAACATTTGTGCAACACCTTTTCTTTTCATCCAATTACCAGTCATCATTGCAGATTTAATACCTTGTTCAATATTACCAGGTTTAATTTGGTTAATGATGTTAAGAGGAGTTTCATGATTAGAACCTGAACGTTTCTTAAAAAATTTATTACAATCATTTAACATTTTTTTATAATGTTGTTTGAATAAATCAAAAATTAAATCTCCAGGCATATCAATACGCTTATTAACAAAAGAATCTCTATCATCATGTTCAGTTCTTCCCAAATAACAATTTAATAATTTATTAATCATATAACCTAAATAATAGGCTTTTGTTTTTAATATGTCATTATGATGAGAAGAATTTATATGAGGTAAAAATGCATTTCTTAAAAGTGTTTCCAAATGTTCTTTTTTCTCGTCATATTGAAGTTTTCTATCTTTATCAGCATATTTTTTAACAACTCTTACTTTATTTGTCAAACTATAATAGGCATCTTCTTTGTTAAGAATTAATTTTTTACCTTCTTTTTTAGATAGATCAATTGAAATTTTTAACATATTCATCATATCAACATCATTTTCATTATAAACAATATATTTAACAATTTCTCTATCAGTTTCCAAACCTAAAGCTCTCATAACAACAAATACAGAAACTTCATTTAAAATTGGTACTTTAATATTAATTGAATAATTTTTTTCCAAACTAATTTCAATACCTTGCATCATAATATTTGGATTTGGTGATTTTGAATTAACTTTAACTTTATAATTTATAACACCTACATCTTTTTTAATAAATACAAGTGGTTTATTTTCAACCATTTTTTCTTGAGACAATACAAATTTTTCAGAACCATTAACAATAAAAAATCCTCCTGGATCATATTCACAATCTTTTTTATTATAATCTCTGTTAATTTGTAAGGAACAATATTTTGATCTAACCATACAAGGCATACTTAAAATAACTTCTTTTTCAACAGGTTGACCTATTACTTTAACATCATTAATTTGTTTTAAATTTAAATCATAAATTTCTTGTAGTTGTGTTATCTTTGCTATGAATTTTATACTATATGTTGTACTTCTATCTCTGGCATTTGCGGGAAACATTAAAGAATCTCCATTTTCATTTAAAGGAGGTCTTATATGAATATTTTCATACTTGAATTTATATCTATAAATTAAATCTCCAACTCTATTTTCATCAAATATATTATCATTTGTATAATAATAATTAATTATATTATTAATCAATTCATTATAACTATTATGCAGATGTTCGTATAGTATGTATTTTCTTGAAAATCGGGCATCCATTAATTCAAATATTTTATTGTTTGTTAAATCTACATCTTTGTTTTCATTAGTCTGCATCTTTAATATTATATATATATGTTTATTATTTAAATCATTTATATTATAAAAATCAATTTTTATAACATAATACTTTAGTTTTGTCTATTATTGTTAATCATTATTATAAGTTATATTTATACTATGAAAATTACTAGCTTATGGATAAAAAACCATTAAGATTCTGTCATAGTTATAGTAATATCTTCTATGTCTCCACTATTATCATTACTAAATATACTGTTTATACTATTTGCTTTTTCGACTATTTCATCTTTATAATTTGATTTAATGTCACTATCAGTTTCAGTTTCAGTTTCAGTTTCCAATAAATTTTTAATTAATCCATTTATGTCTTTGTTTATTTCTTCAATATTATCATCATTTACAGTATTATTACAAGTATTATTTACTTTATCGTCAGTAAAATTTTTGTTTTTATTACTATTTTTATCTATTTTTGATTTTGATGATTTAACAATATATTCAGATATATTTGATATTTTAGACATTTCTTCATTACCAGAGATATTTAGCAATTTTTTATGTATATCCCCAAAATCTTTTTCGGCAATTGAATTTGAATCTAGGTGTGCAACAACATTTAAAAGTTTTTTTAACAATAAAAAGTTTTTATAAATATATTTATTAATTATATTATTTATTGGTTTAGTACAAATATAAATTAAAGTAAATATTGAATGAAATATTTTCCAACACATTATTATGAATGGAAATTTATTATATTTTTCCAATTTAATTTCAAGATCTGATGAAAATTTTTCATATAAAATTAAAGAACCAAAAATGCAACTGACTATTATAAATAGGATTATTTTAAAAGTAAATAATTGAAATAATATTACTAATAATATAAAATAACTAAATGCTATTATACTTTTTGGTTTACAAATTATTTTAGTTTTATTTTTTTTAATTATTTTTTTTTGGACATTACATTTTTTATATAATGGATGAAATATGTGTGTGAACATAAAAAATTTTAATATAACAAAAAAAATTTTACAAAATGTTTCAATATATTGTATCATATATTATATATATTATAAATTGATTTATATTTAATCAATTTTAAATACATTATATTATAAAAAAACTTTCTTATATATATTTATAATAAGTGAAAAAAATTAATAAAATGAAAAAACACAATTTAAAAAATTACAAAATGAAACATATTAAAGCAAATAATAAATCAAATATAAAATTAAATTCTGATTCAAAATCTTGTTTACCTTGTTCCGAATCAAATTCTGGTTTAGAATCTGAATCAAAATCAAATTCTGGTTTAGAATCTGAATCAAAATCAAATTCTGGTTTAGAATCTGAATCAAGTTCTAAATCAAAATCAAATTCTGGTTTAGAATCTGAATCAAGTTCTAAATCAAATTCTGGTTCAAATTCTAAATCAAAATCAAGTTCTAAATCAAATTCTGGTTCAAATTCTAAATCAAAATCAAGTTCTAAATCAAATTCTAAATCAAAATCAAGTTCTAAATCAAATTCTGGTTCAAATTCTAAATCAAAATCAAGTTCTAAATCAAATTCTAAATCAAATAAAATATTTGATAAAAAAAAAGAAAAATTAAATTTAATTACAATAGAAGTTGAATCAACGGATATTGACACCACAGAAATTAATACATCTGAAATTGAATCTACGGATATTGACACCACAGAAATTAATACATCTGAAATTGAATCTTCTGAAATAATATCATGTGATGTCAATATAAAATCATCAAATTCACCAGATTCCAATACAAATAAAAAAAAACATGATTTATTATTTCTTATGAAAAATTTAAAATATATTTTTTGTGGAATTTATAATATAATTAAAAATATAATAATATTTAAAATAAATTTATTAAATAAATTTTTTAACATAGTAAAAAATTCATTTAATAATAAATCAAAAAAAGGATCGAATATATCTGATCTTGAAAGCAAAAATAATAATTATAAAGTTAATAAAACAAAATCAAAAAAAAATATAATTGATTCCCAAACTTTAAATACAGAATTAAATTTAATTACTTCAAGTCTATATAATAAAAATAATATTCCCAATACAAATATAAATAATATTAATTTAAATAATAATCATCATAAAAAATATTTATTTAAAAAAACTTCAAGTTTAGATGAGTCAGAATCATCAAATACATCTAATTGTGAGCTTAAACAATTAAGAAATAAAAAGAAAAATATGTATCCACAAAATAATACATTTTCTTTTTCCACATTTAAAACAGATGCAAAAAAAAACATTAAAAAATCATTAAAAAATAATTGTCTCATAAAAAATAATTTTGAAAATACTGATTTATTGGATACAGACAATTATTGTGATAAAAATGATAATAAAAATAATAATAAAAATGATAATAAAAATGATAATAATATTAAAAAAAATTATTTTTACGAAAAAAATAATAATAAAAATAAAAAAATTAAACTTCCAAAAACTTCAAATTCAATATTTATAAAAAATAATAAAAATAATAAAAATAATAAAAATAATAAAAATAATAAAAATAATGCAAATGCAAATGCAAATGCAAATGCCAATGCCAATACAAATACCAATACCAATACAGAAATGATGAATGAAATATATAATATTCTTAATGTATAAGTCTTATAAAAATTTTATTCCAAAAAATATTGTGTTGTTCTCATATAATTAAACTATTTGCCAATCAATAGTTTGCTTATTTTGTGCAATCAAATATTGATTTGCCAAACCAAAATGATCTGTATCCATAAAACTTTTAAATTCTCGGTATGGTGAATTAGCAGAATATCCTGATGGATGAGAAGAAATTATAAAATTATGATTTGATTGATTTTTAATTATACCATTTAGTTTTTTTAAATGAGCATGTGACCCCCAAAGCATAAAAATTATTCCAGAATATTTAGTTGATATAATTTTTACAAGTTCATTTGTAAATTCAACCCATGAACTTTGACAACTATTTGGTTTGGATTTTTCAACTGTTAGTGCAGAATTTAATAATAACACTCCTTGATATGACCAATATGATAAATCTCCATGTGTTGGTTCCCATAAAATATGATTGTGTTTAATTAAATTCTTATATACATTTTGCAATGATGATGGTTTATGAGATTTCTTAGGTACTGAAAAAGACAATCCCATTGCCTCTGGATAATATTTGTTTGTAAAAGAATCTTTATATATACCATGATAAGGATCTTGTCCTATAATACAAACTTTAATATTTTCAGGGATTAAAAAATTGGTAAAGTTAAAAATATTTATGTATATTGGAAAGATAGTTTTGTTTTTCCCAATTAATTCATTATATTCTTCTTCAGCAATATCCCATATATCCCTGTCTATTTGATCAAATATCTCAGACCACGATCTGTTAATTATTGGTTTAAATGGTTTAGTAATAACTGTGTTCATTTAATATATTATAATACATAATAGAATAATATTATTAAATCAATTTTTATGAAATTATTTTGGATTTGATTTAAATTTATTTACTATAACTAATTTATCAGGTTTATTTACAATAATTCCATAATATTCAATTTTTCTTAAATTTTTTGGTAAATTTGCCAAAAACTTAATATCATTACCTGAACAATTAAGTTCAGTTATACTTGAAGGTAAATTATCTAAATTACTAATTGAATTATATGAACAATCTAATTCATTTAAACAATATAAATATTCAATTGAATTTGGAATATTTGTTAAATCAATATTTTTATTATTTACACAGTATAAATATATTAAAGTTTCCGGTAAATTTATTATTTTTATTATATGATTATTATTACAATTTAAAATACGTAATAATTTAAATTTGTCAAAATCAATGATATTATAAATATTTAAACTATTTATTTTAATATTAGTTGCATTCACGTCATATTTATTTAATATTTTAATACATTTTAAATTATCCATATTTATTTAATATTTTAATACATTTTAAATTATCCATATTTATTTAATATTTTAATACATTTTAAATTATCCATATTATTTTAATATAATCATGGTAATAATTTTAAATATTATTTTTTTTTGTTAAAATATATTGGATTATTGATAATTATTAAATTATATGGTCTACACGAATAAAAATTGATTTTTATATAATATAATATTAAATTATATGGTCTACACGAATAAAAATTGATTTTTATATAATATAATATTACAATTATTATAATAGTCCGTAGTCAAATTGTCCATGTCAAAATTAAGAATAAACAATGATATTGATTTATATTATTATTTGAATATTAATAATAATTTGAATAAGAACAAAAATACACAATCAAATACTCCAGATGAAAATGAATCAAATACTTATGATATTCAAGATTATGAAAAAATGATGGAATTAATGTATAATGATAATGCTATTGATTTAGATAATAATCCAGATGATAATCCAGATGATAATTTAGATATGAATATGAATATGAATATGAATATGAGTATGAATATGAATTTAAAAAAAAAAAAGAAAAAAAAGAAATTATTTTGCGAATCATGTAATAATGATGATCTTGTAGAAGACACATCACAAGGAATATTAGTATGTAAGACATGTGGACAAGTAGTTGCAAATTTAATGGATACAGGAGCGGAATGGACACAATATAATGATGACAATAAAAAAGATATGAATCGTTGTTCACATCCAATATCTCAATTACTTCCTCAGTCATCAACAGCAACCACAATAGCAGGTTCATGTTCATCAAGAATTAAAACTCTACATGGATGGAGTGCAATGCCATATAAAGAAAGAAGTTTGAATGAAGTATTTAAAATTATACAAAAAAAATGTATGATAGGAAAAATAATGAGATGTATAGAAGATGATGCAAAAATAATGTATAAAAATATATCTGATTGTAAACATATTTCTGGAAAAAATAAAGATAAAGCAATAATAATTAGAGGAAAGAATAGAATAAGTGTTATAGCATCATGTTTATTATTTGCATGTAGAAAAAAAGACAAAACAAGATCTCCAAAAGAAATTGCTGAATTATTTGATTTAAAATACACAGAGATAACAAAAGGATGTAAAATATTTCAAAAATTGGCAAAATTAAAAAATATGGAATTAAAATTTAATTCAACAAAACCGGAACATTTTATAATTAGATTTTGTGATGAATTAAAAATTAAGAAAGAATATACCGATCAAGCTATTCAAATATCAAATAATGTTCAAAAATTACAAATAGCATCAGTTCATACTCCATTGAGTTTAGCAACTGGTTCTATATATTTGATGATACATTTAAATAATTTACCAATACAAAAAAAAGTTATAGCAGATAAATTTAATGTATCTCAAGTAACTATAGCAAAAGCATTTAAAAAATTAGAACCATTTATGAATTTGCTAACAAATAACGAAATTTGTAATAGATTATCGGTAGAAATAAAAAAATATCAAGATCAAATAGATTTACCAGAAGAATTAAAATCAAAATTTGTAAGATTTAATATTGATATTAAGAAATCACTTGATAAAGAATATAGTATTGTTTACAATATATTGGATAAACAAGAAGAAAAATACAATATTAATACTAAATTAATAATAGAACATGATATAGAAATAGATAATAAAATGAAACAAATTGATAATGAATATGTCAGATTAAAAATGAATTTTACTGATGAATTATATAAGATATATAACTTATCTCTATAAAAATTAATTGGATAATAAAGGTAAAAATCATAATAATTAAAATATTGTTATTTTAAGATTCATATAATTGTGTAAAATAATGATTTAATATAATCAGTGTCAATATTTTTGTCTAGGAAAACTTCATATTTAGTTTTTAAAAATCCAATAATAAATTCTAATATTTTATTATTAAATGGTAATTTTTTTAAATTTGGAAATAATTTAATTAAATTATCAACTAAAGTTAATTTTTTTTGAGAATTTAAATAAATGAATTTATTTATTATTTTAGGATTAATATAATTTATCATTATATAATCAGTATAATCTTTTGATAATGTGGCTAATGAATTTTTTATAATTTTTTCATTAGTTCTAGAAATTTTTCTATAAAATTCAAATTCTATTAAATAACTTTTCATGCCTTTATAATTACAATGATATCGTGGATTCCAACAAATATTATTAAATTTATTAATATTAAAATAATCTGAAATATTATTATTTTTTAATTCCCAAGATTCTCTCCAATAATTAGTATTGGTTATTCCAACATCAATATAAAATATTTTTGAAGATTCATTACAAAAAATATCTATAATTTTTTTAATATTTTTAGAATTTTTATCTTCATTATTTAAAAAATTTTTATTATTATTAATACATATAACATCTACATCTTCAAGCTGTCTTATCCCATAAAAATATAAAATTGCTCCACCCATTAAAAAAATAGAGTTCATTGTTTCTAAACTTATATTCGTATATAAATTTTTTCTAACAGTTTCTATTTTCAAAAATGAAATATTATAAAAATCATTATAAATATTTTCATATAGTCTATTATTAAGTAATCCAATACTATTTGAATTTAATAATAATTCTGAATATTCAATTGATTGATAAAAATAATCATTAATATGAATTAAATCATTTCCTCTAATATTTGTAATATCAATTGAGTTTTTTTTCAATTGATTTAAAGCCCAATTCCTTATTGTATTTTTAAAATATGATGATTGACCTGATAATTTAAGATTCTTAATATTGTCAAATATAATTATAGCTATTTTATTTGATTTAGAATTGGGTAATCTTATCCATTCAAATTTATCAAGAGCAATTTTTAATATATCTTTATTTTTAAATTCATCATATACAGAACATAAATAATTAATTAAACCTCTAGGTTCAAAATTAATTATTTTTTTATAATATATATTTCCATAATTTTCAAGATATTTTATAGTTTCATCAATAAAATCGGAATAAATTGGCCATAATGTTATTACAAAACAATTTGGCATATTTTTAATATATTGCAACATAATCTCATCTAAATCTATTTTGTCAAAATCCAAATATAAATCTAATCGTTTATTGTTTTCATAATTATATTTTTCTATTAATTCACTATAATATTCATTATTATAATTTATATTTAAATTAATAATCGGTTTTATATAATCATACGGTTTAATATTTAAAAACATTGGCTCTATATATTTTGGTAAAAAATTGTTTTCTGTATTTAAGTAAAAATATTTAGATGTATTATAATTAAATTTTTCAACCGAATATAATTTCTTAATGTCTTGAATAATATTATTGTTATTATTTCTTGATAAAGGAAATATATTTTTAAAAATTATATTAAATGTTATTATTTTATCCTTATTATTAATATTCTGACTATAAAATTCTTGAAAATATTCCTTGATAATATTTTCAATAGGTTCTTTTGAAATAAAAATTTTATCGATTAAATCTTTAATATTATCACTTGGTTGATCAAATGTAAATTGACTAATAAAATCTTTCCAATTTAAAAGATTATTTTCAATACAATAAAATAATATTAAATTAAATAATTGTTTATTTTTATATTTATTTTTAAATGTTTCTACAATATTTTTAAAATTTTGATTGTCTAAATTTACATAAGATTTTAGTTCATCAATATTTTTAATAATTATTAACAAATTTTCTTTTAAAATCTTATTATAAAATTTTGAAATGTGTTCAAAATCATAATTATAATCTATTCCAAAATTAATATCATCTTTATTCAATGAATTGTATTTAGTTTCTAATAATGTTTGGGCGTGACCAAAATTTGCTATTATAAATAAATATCCAAAAGTTGGAATTATATATGAGATACCATTAATTATATATTCAAAATATTTAATTTTAGGATTTATTTTTTTATAAAAAATATTTTTTATATGTAAATCTGAATGAAAAGTTTTTATTTTTTTTTGTAATACAAGAATACCAATTAATATTTGAAATAGTGCTGATTTAAATATTTTATCTTTATTTTTATTTTTATTTATTTTTAAAAAATCTAAAAAATTACCATCAGTTATTTCCCCATATATTATATTTTTATCTAAAGAAAAGTCATACATATATACAAAATTCGGACATATATATTGTTCAATTAATTTATTTGTAAGTTTAAAAAAAAATATTTCTTTCTCAATCAATTTTTTTTCTTTTTTAAATTTTTTTATTATAATATTGTCACAATCATCTGAATTAGTTTTTAGTATAATTGATTGTTTTTCTTTTAAAAAGAAATTATCATTATTAATTTCTTCTTTATTAATTTCTTCTTTACATTTAACAATATTATTTAATTTATTTTTATCGGTGTATCTATAATTAATGTTATCATTATTCATTTATTTTATATAATTATATATTAAAAACTGAAAATAATTAATATATACTAATATATATTAATGAAATATTTAGAAAATAATATATGTGTATTTAAACCATTATTTAATATTGATTATTCAAAAAAAAAAAATATAGTATCAAGTGCTTTTTTTAAATTACATGGAAATAGTTATAAAAATTTTAATTTATATATTGATGGATTAGAAAAATTATATAATAATATAATCAATGACAATAATAATTTTACGTTAAGAATTTTTATTGATAATTCAATATATAATGATAAAATTTTATTTACTAGAATAGAAAAATTAAAAAAAATAGAAATTGTTGTATATAATTGCCCAAATTATATTATTAAAGATAATAATGATTATCATATTGGATTATTTGGTACACTTGTTAGATTTTTTCCAATGTTTGATTTTCCAAATAATGATGCTAATATTGTAATTATATCCGACATTGATGATTATGAATATTTTAATAAAAGTATTAAAAATATGTCATTATTAAATGAAAATATTAACGATATATTTTTTTTAAAAACCGGTAATTTATCTAAAAATACTATTTATTTTAATGATTCACTATATAAGGATATAGTTAATCCTTATACAATTGCTTCTAATTTTATTAGTTTTAAAAGAATAAATAATAAATTAATTGAGCTATTTTTAAATCAAATGTCTTCATCAGATGAAATTTTTTCTCAATATAAAGATAAATTAAAATCAAATTCTAATTTATTAACTGGGAATAAATTTATTTATGGTTTTGATGAATATTTTTTAAATCTAAATCTTACAAGTTATTTGGTCGATAATAAAATTCCTTATGCCGTTAAATTTAATTGGGAAATAAATGGAAGTTTATATTGGTATTTGTCAAAAAAAAATATAAATAAACAAGAAGAAGAACTAATAAATTTATTATTAACAAAAATATTAAAAAAAATAAATTATAATAAAGTGAATAATTTAAACATAAAACAAAAATACAAAATTTTAGATAAATTAATTTATAAAAATGATAGTGTTTCTTATAAAATTAATTTAGAATTATATGAATTTTTTATTGAATCCAAAAATAATACCAAATATAATTTTTTATTTCAAAATGATATTTACAAAATAATAAATAAATATGGGTTATTTGGTAGTTATAATTTTGAAATGATTATTTATAATTTTATTCATAATAATTCAAACCATGTTATTATTTTCAATAATAAATTTAAATCCGAAGATATTGATAAATTGAAAAGTATTCAAATAAATGAATATAATAAAATTAGTAGAGAAAATAAAATATTAAAAAAATTTGATTGCGATATAAAATTTATTAATAATTTAAGTTCAAATAAAAATATTTTTGTTGATATTATTAATATAAACGGTAAAAAAAGATTAATTAAAAAAGAATTAGAAATAAATACAGAATTACCTGAATATAATTTTGTTACTAAATATTATAATAAAATTAAAAAAGCAAATATGGACAATTTTATAAATTTACCGTTGGAAATTTTGAATTGTTCATCTTCTAAAATTTATATGTTTGATGTATTAGACTTTGATTATAATAATCCGATTATCACATCGATAAATTATAAAAAGTGGATTGAATATACATTATTAATTTGTTTAACTGTTTATTATTTAAATAATGTATTGAATATTTATCACAATGACCTGTGTTGGAAAAACGATATTAGAAATATAATGATAAAATCAAATAATCAAAAAATAAAAATAATAGTTAATAATTTTAACTTTGAAACTAATTCAAATTATCCTGTATTAATTGACTTTGGTTGGCAAAATCAATTTCCCCAAAAAAGAACATTGAATTTTTATAATAACGCTTATAAAAAAAGAACCCAATACAAATTTATATCTGAGGTTTTTATAATTTATTACTATTCTTTTAAAATATTTTTTCAAATTGAAGATTATTGGGATGATAAATATGATGAATTATATGATTCTATAGCAAATAAATCAAATAATAAATGTGATTTTGATAGCCAAATAATTAATTACTTATTTGACCTATGTAAAAATAATTAAAATGAAAAAAATAATTAAAATGAAAAAAATAATTAAAAATGATTAAAAAAAATGCAATAGGTATAATAATATTTACAAATCCATTATATTTGGTAGGGAATAAATTACCTTATGATAAATTACCTTATGATAAATTACCTTATGATAAATTACCTTATGATAAATTACCTTATGATAAATTACCTTATGATAAATTACCTTATGATAAATTACCTTATGATAAATTACCTTATGATAAACATAAAGTTAAAGGAATAAATTTTTTATCAATGATTAAACCATACCACAGTACCTAATATTAACTTAGGATGTTATTTTAAACTGGACTTACTATAACATAAAACTTGATATTTTTTGATAATGTTAATTAGTATAATAATTATTTTATTAAATTTGAAAATTGCCAAATCATTAATGTTTATTTGATTGAATAAGATATTTTTTATTATCCCAACCCAATAATGCTTTTTCTGCAACATCTATAACATTATCAATGAATAAACATTTATGTTCATCATCAAAAATTTCAGGTAATTCTTTTTTAACTTTTTCAATATCATCTTTATTTTCACTTGGTAAAAAAATAGTTTTAACACCTGCTTTAAAGGCTCCTTGAACTTTATATTTGACACCGCCAATTTTAGTAACATTTCCATAAAGATCAATTTCACCTGTTAAAGCGATTTCACGATTAATTTTTAAATCTAACATAACGGATAAGAAAGCAAGAGTAAAAGCTACACCTGCACTTGGACCATCTTTAGGTGTAGCTGCTTCAGGTGTATGAATATGTATACCATTTGGATATTTTTTGAAGAAAGATTCCTTTCCCTCATTAGTAAGTAAATTTATTGCAGTTGTAAAAGAATAAAAAATTGATTCCTTCATAATTTTTTTTTGATTTCCGGTTAATTTAAGAACAAATTTTTGTGTTTTACCTACATGATATCCTGTCAATTGAATTGGAACGATTCCACCAGAACACATAGCAGTAGCATAAAGACCATTAACTACACCAACAATATCTTTAGAATGAATAATTTTATAATTTACTTTTGTATCACCTAAATATTCAAGTATTAATTCTTTAGAAATATGTAAAGGTTTACTAACGGTATATTCTTTATCATTTTCATATACACCTCTTTGATATATTTTGTCAATATTTAATTTAAGTAAAATATTTTCAACTGCTCTTTTTAATGATCTAACACCTGGTTCAAAAGTATATTCTTCAATTAATAATGTCATAATATCTTGATCAAACCATATGGAACCATAATCAAAACCAATATCTTTACAAAGTTGTTTTAATAAATAATCATTAGAAATAGTTATTTTTTCTTTAATACTATAACTCTCAACATCAATAACTTCCATTCTGTCTAATAAAATTTTGTCAATTTTATTAACATCATTAAAAGAAAATATAAAAATTACTTTATTAAGAGGAAATGTTATTTCTTGAAAAAATCTATCTTGAAAAGAACCATTTGTCATGGGATCAGTTAAATGGATTAGAATACTCATTAATTCATTAACTTGACCATTTTTACTTACACATTTATCTAATTCATCAAAATACATAATACAACGTGCCGAACCAGCATCAACCATTTTTTTAACAATTAAACCTGGTTGAGATCCTGCATATGTATAACCGTGACCATGTAAAAGTTCACCATCATTTTGACCACCTAAAGTGATTTGGACAAATGGAATATCTAAACATTCAGCCAAACATTGGGTAAATTTAGTTTTACCAACACCTGGAGGTCCAGCTAAAGCTATTGGTGATATATGTGTTCCTTGAACAGAAATTAATTTTGCCAATATTTGAAGCATTTTATTTTTAGCTAAACTATGACCGTAGATTTGTTCATTTAATTTCATTTCAATATTTTCAAGAAATAATTTTGATTTGAATTTATCAACTGATACTAATTTAAATATGTTATCATCGGCATCAGATAACCATGGAAATTGAACCAATATATTTATATACATTTTAATTTTATATGTTTCATTATTTGCATTTTTAAGTTCTTCTAATTTTTCCAAGCATATTTTTTTTACGTGATCTGGCATATTTTTTGATAATAATACTTGTTTTTTTAAATCAATATCTGAACTACTAATACTTTTTAATTTTTCTAATTCATTTTTAATATTAAATGTTGATTTTTTAAGTTTTAATTGTCCAATATAATTTAATTGTTGATAAATAATATTTGATATATTATCATTACAATTTGATATTTTTTTGTCTTTTAATAAATTAAAAAGCAAAGATGCAACAGAACAATTTTCATCAGTACCTAATAATAATAATTTAATTGTATTATAGATATTAAATAAATTTTCACTAGCATCTTTGGTAAAATTTTTAATTAATTTGACAAATTGCATTTTATTAAGTTCATTAAATTGCAAATAATCACTATGTAATTTATCTATAAATTCTTCATTAGATAAAATTAATATTTCGGTAACCATTAAATTTTTTAAATAAACATCAGCAAATTCTTTATTTATTTTTTGTAATTTATTAAAAGATTCTTTATTTATTATTTGTTTGTTAAAAGTTTTTGATTCAATAAAATTAATAATTTGTTCAAATAAATTTTTTTTATTATATAAAAAATTATTAGAAATTTGTGATGTGCGAATATATATATTAAGTGGATCATTTTTTATATATCCATTTATTTTGAATAAATTATTACCTATACATAATTCAATTTCACATTGATTATTAAATAAAACTAAATGTGATATAACAACTTTTTTAATTTTTATCTTTGTTTGTTTATCAGTTTCTGATATACTATAGTCAATCGGTACAAATACATTTAATAATAAATCTATTAAATGTTTATCTGATTCTTTAAAATCATATTTGGTTATATTTAAATTTAAATATATTATGTCATTAATTGATGTAAAACCTGTATTTTTTCCTAAAATAATAATTTGTTTTTTTATTTCTTCAAATGGATTAAATTTTGATAATTTATATAATTCATTATATTTTCCGTAAAATGTATTGGTTTTATTATCAACTGACATATTTTTAATTTGTTCAATTAATTCAAGATTCTTAATATCATCAATATTTAATTTTAAATTTTCTTCAATATTATTTTTTTTTAATGACTTTGTGTTATTTTTATTATTTTTATCATTATCTTTATCTTTATCTTTATCTTTATCATTATCTTTATCATTATCATCATTATCATCATTATCATCATAAAACAAAATATTATTATCATTGTCTGAATCAATACTATTGGTTTCTTTATCTTGTTCACTTAAATCTGATTTGTTTTCAGATTTAATATCTGGAATATCTGAATACATTGATTCATTTTGTACAGAATTTAAAATAATTTCAGCCGATAATATATTTATAATAGAATCATTATAAGATTCATTTAATTTTTTGATTAATTCATTTAATGACTTCATAACTTGATTTTTTGAAAACAATAAAATATTTTCATTTTGAACTATGACAGTTTCCAAATTACAAATTATATTACTTAATAGTTTATATTCTTTTTGGAGAATATTGCATTTTAATATTTCTTGCTTTAAAATATTTTTTGTCATCTTATATAATAGTGCATAAAAAAAATAATATTTTTAATCGAAAAAATAACAAAAAAATAGTTATTTTCTGTATATTTATTTAATTATATTAAAATAATTTAAAAATAAAAAAAGTATATATGAATATAGTTATGAATACCAAAAACACTAAAGGTAAAACTAGTTCAAAAAGTCAAACTGTTATTGAATCTGTTAAACAATTAGAACCTGTTGTTCAAGTTGCTGAAAAAAAATCAGTAAAAAAATCAATAAAAACTGTTGAATCAACTGAAGCTCCAATTGCTGTCCCAACTCCTGTTCCTATTGTTGAAACAACTCCTGTTATTGTTCCAGTTCAAAAAGCCGGTAAAAAATCAACAACAAAATCTGACTCAGTACCAAATGTAGTTCAACAAGCAGAACCTATTGACACAACCAACACAACAAAAAAATCTTCTCAAAAATCCGTTCAAAAAGATGGTGCTAGTTCTATGATTGCTGTAGTACCAGCTAAACCAAGTGTACAACAATCAGAACCTGTCATTCAACAAGCAAAATCATCTAAAAAATTAACTAAACAAGTAGAACCTGTTGTCCAACAAGCAAGTAAAGTTGTAGTTGAAGTTGAAGCAGGAGCAGGATCAGGAGCAGGAGATGAAAATGATGAACAATTAGAAAATAAATTAAGATATTTTAAATTAATTTACAATGATGAAATTCAAGGAAGATATTGCGGTAAGAAACCTAAACAAGCAGCAAATAAAGCATTCAGTTCTATCATTAAAGATATGAAGAAAGGTGGAATTCAACATGGAGGAGTTAATGTTGATATTAATTTCTCAATTAGAGAATGTACAAGAAATAGTAAACATAAAGAATACAAATATGTTGGAATTAGAGAAACTTTAAAAGAACCAGTCAAAGTAGCAATTGAAAATGATGATGGTTCAGTTAAAGAAATTGTTTATAATTTTCATAATAAAATTCAAAAAGCCCCTAAAGATCAAGCTCAAGCTCAAGCTCAAGTATAATTAGGATTAGAATTATAAACTCAATTAAATTTAAATTAATTTAATTTAGTTTAATTATATTTTTATAATTAAACTTAAGTATTTTTTTATATATATTTTATATATATAAAAATGTTAAATACAAAACCGATTAAAAAATTTTCATATGATTTATTATCAGAAGAAGGTAAAAATAATGATACAAATATACAAAAAGAAATTAAAACAAATAAAATAATTACATTAGAAAATTCAAAACAAAAAGAATTGGAAAATTTAGTAAAAACAGCAAATTCAGATAATACAAAAGAAGATATTATTTATCCAAATAATGATAATGATAATAATAATAATAATGATAATAATGATAATAATGATAATAATGATAATAATGATAATAATGATAATAACGAACACAAATACAAACATAAAAATAAAATAATAAAAGAATTTACAAATGATATGTATAGGGACAATAATTTAAATATGTCAGGACTAATTGAAGGAAATAAAATATTAACAAATAATTTTGATAAAGGTGTTTTTCAAAATACCGATATTAATGATGAGAGAAAAAATTATGGTGAAAATAATTTAAATAAAAATATTTTAAATGAAAATAAAATTGAATGGGATAATAATGATAATTGTTATGTTATATATAATGGGGATAAAATTGAATGTATGTTGTCAAATGAAAATATTCTTAAATCAATATTAAATCAAAATAATAATGATTTGAGTATTAAAAGATATATTTTTATAACGAGTTGGAATTCACAAGTTGAAAATTATGAATTTAACTTTATAGATTCTATATTAACAAATAATTTAGATATTATGATTAAAATACAAAATTTTATCTATGATACTTTGATGAATTTTGACAATTTAAATATTGTAGATACATATGACTATCATGACACAATATTAATATTTTATTTTCAGTTCATTATTTATTTATTTAATAATTATAACAAATATTTACTGATTAATGATATAAATAAATTATCAAGACTTTATTCAAGCTTAGTTTATAGATTTAGCAGTCTAATTTTAAAAAGTATTTTAAAAATTAAAAATAATATTGATGAAAATAATAATGTACTAAATAAATTACTTTTGATAAGATCAGATGTATTGACACAAATTAATTTTATTAACGAAAAAATTAATTTAACTGAAAATTCAACAAAAAATAATGATAATCCAACAAATACAAACCAGTATTTATCAGAATTAGAATCAGAATCAGAATTAGAATCAGAATCAGAATCAGAATCAAAATTAGAATCAGAATCAGAATCAGAATCAGAATCAAAATTAGAATCAGAATCTGAAAGTGAATCAACATATTCAAATAATTCAAACAATTCAAATAATTCAAAAACATACAAAATTGTAAATTTGAGAAATTTAAATAAAATATCTGACGATAGTGTAAATACAAATACAAATACAAATACAAATACAAATACAAATACAAATACAAATACAAATACAAATACAAATACAGAAAATAAAATAGAAAAATTAAATATAAAAAACAAAAAAGGTAAATTAGTTAAAAATATAAAAGATGTATTTTCAGAGGATATAAAAATAAATACTGATAATTCAGATTCTGAAAAATATGATTCAGAACAAAATGGATATTTTGAAATTAATGATACAATTAGTGAATATTCAAAATTTTCAAATCCAAATAATTATAAAAAATTAAATCCTATTGAAAATTCATTTCAAAGTAATAATAAATCGTTATCATTGGGTAACAAAGACCAATCTTATAATCCAAATAGTGCAATAATAAATGGAAAAATATATAAAGTTAATTTATAATAAATATTTATTATATGAATAACAAATATAACACAAATAGTTTACCGATTTTAAAAGCCGATATTATTGCAATAAAAAATGAAACAATTGAATTAAATAATTTAATCGATATAAAATGTTTAAATATATTAGAAACTAATGAAGTTCACAATGATAAAATTCTAAAATATAAATTAATGATGGAAAATATAATAATTGAATATCATAAAATTTGTATGGACTTATTAAAAAATAACTAGAATTGTTAACTATCAATGGGTTAGGTTAGGTTAGATTAGGTTAGATTAGATTAGATTAGATTAGATTAGATTAGTTTAGATTATTTATACAGGATAACATATGGGATATTTTATCCATTTCTACTTGCATATATCCAGAATTCATTTTGTAAATAACACTTTGAAATTCTATTATTATATCTAATTTATTTGAAATATCTGATTGGGTTTGAATATCTAATTGGGTTTGAATATCTGATTGGGTTTGAATATCTGATTGGGTTTGAATAGTTGGAATATCAGTTTGAGTTGGAATATCAGTTTGAGTTGGAATATCAGTTTGAGTTGGAATATCAGTTTGAGTTGGAATATCAGTTTGAGTTGAAATATTTTTTTGTAAATTTTCTAATAAATTTATATAGTAATTTTCTTTTTCTTCAAGTTTGTTAATTAATTTTGTAATAACATTAAATTCATCATCAAAAGTATTAAATTTTTCTTTAAATTCAATATCTAAATTATACAGCCCATTTGTAATTTCATCAACAAAATCATCAGTAAGATTTTTATTAATAAAAAAATTTAATAAAGTGTCTGAAGCATAATTAAAAACTTTGTTAAATAAAGTTTGAAGTTCATCAAGATTTTCGAATAAATTTTCATTTGTTGAATTAGTATGATCCATAAATTTTATAATATTGATTTGTTTTCCAATACCATCATATTCATCAATAATTTTTCTAAAATAATTTATTTGTTCTTCATATTTTTTTGTACTTGTATCATCATCATAAATTTCAATACCTTTATCTTCTTCCTCTTCTAAATTAGATGCATCTAATTCAATAATTTGTGATGATTGTTGAATTATATAAATACTATAATTAACTTTATAATCATGTAAAATTTCTTTATATTTTTCTATCTCAATATCTTGATAATTTGATATTTTAATCCATTCAAAAATTTCATTAACATTTGACATAATTGTTTGTTTAATTGCATCTGGTATCTTAATCAAATCATTTGATAAATTATCAAGAATTTTTTTAGAACTATCATATATCGACATATATGATTCTTTTTTAATTTTATCAATTTTATCAGTATGATCCATTAGTTTTGCATTTTCAATTATTTCATTAATTTGTTGTTCTGATAAATTTTGTTTATTCCCAGAAACTTGGATAGATTTTTTATTGAGTGGATTATCTAAATCTTCAGCAGAAATTTTAATAATACCATCAGAATCAACAGAAAAAGTAATTTGAATAGAAGGGATACCTTTTTTTTGTTTATCAATACCAGATAAAATAAAATCACCAATTAAAAAATTATCTTTAGTAAATTTTCGTTCACCTTCAAAAATTTTAATATCAATTGAATCAACATAATCAGTATCGGTAGAATATTTCTTAATTTTTTTAATGGGAATAATTGAACCTCTTGGAATAAGTACATCCATAATTCCACCAGATATTTCAACTCCAAATGATAATGATGTTCTGTCAATTAATAATAATTTATCTTTAATTGAATCATTATTTAATAACATATATCCATGAATAGAAGCACCAATTGAAACAACATTATCTGGATTAATAGAACAATTAACATCTTTATTAAAAAATCTTTCAATATTATAACGAATAATTGGTACTCTTGTCATTCCACCAACCATAATAATTTCATCTATAGTTGATTTATCAAGTTCACATAAATTAAGAACATCATTAATCGGCTTAATGATTAATCGAATTAAGTCTTGACAAATTTCATTAAATTTATCTCTTGATAAGTTAACTAATAAATCTATTTGATTATAAAATTCTGGTATTTTTATTTTTGTGTTGGAATTTTCAGATAAAGCTATTTTTGTTTGTTCACAAAGAAATTTTAATTTTTGTAAAGAATTTTCAGAAATATTTGTAATAAAATCTTTATAAAATATTTTATTTTTGTCAATAAATTCATTAATCACGTATTCCATAATTTTAGTATCAAAATCACTTCCACCTAAATCATTATTTCCACAAGAACCAAGTACTTCATAAACTCCATCATTTATATTTAATAAACTAACATCCAGAGTACCTCCACCAAAATCAAAAACAACAATATTTATTCCAGTTTCCCCATATGATGATTTTCCTAAACCATAACAAATGGCTGCAGCTGTTGGTTCATTAATTAATCTTAATACATTTAAACCTGCATATTCTGCTGAACTTTTAATATTTTGTCTTTGATTTTTATTAAAGTATGCAGGAACTGAGATAACAGAATTTGACACAATAACTTGTGAATTAAATTTTTTTGTTAAAAAAGATTCTGCCTTAAGTTTAAAACTCATAAATAAATGTGTTGCTATTTCTTCAGGATAATAAGATTTAGATGATATAGAATCTATAATTAAAATATTGTCATCTTTATCAGGCTTAATCGTATAAGCTAACATTTCTATATGTTTTGTTTTTAATTCTGAATATTTTTTGCCTAATAATTTTTTTATTTCATAAACAAGAAAAATTGTTTTTTTGCTTATAACAGTATCTGTGTCAAAAATTTCTTTTCTTAAATAAGCTTGTTTACCGATAATTTTTTTATCAGTATTAATTTCAATAACAGTAGGTATAATATCACTACCATCAATATCTGGAATTAATATTGATTTATTTTTATACCATACTGACAAACATGAATTTGTTGTACCAAAATCAATACCTAAACATAAATTATTAAATTCATTTATATTGTTATTGTTTGTTAATTCCATTAATTATATATATTGGTTTATTATTAATATTACTTTAATTGAACTTATATTGATTATATTATAGTCAATATCAAACCAAATCTTCAATATAAAATTTATTTTAGAGACTTGACTTAAAATTATTTGATAAAATTAAAATATTATTGTCTAATTTGTTGGATTTTATAAAAAAACAAATTCAAATAAAAAGATTTATCTGTTATTTTACACCTTTTGACATTTAAAATGCCAATTTTTTATTTTAGTTATGTTTTATAATTTTTATACTTTTTGTCTTTCATATGTTTCTTTCATTATATTTTTATAATTATCTTTCATTTGTTTTAGGTACAAAAATCTGTAATGATACTTTATGTGTCATGTAAGACATATAAGCCTGAAAAGGTCACTAAGAAAAATAACTTTTTGCAAAAAGTTATTTTATAAGAGGTCATTTATAGTAAAATAAAAGTAAAAAGTTGATAGGTTTGAAAGCACAATTTTAAACTGGACTTACTATAATATGTTTATATGTCATTTTATATAAGGCACTAATATAAAACATTAGAAAATTAATTAAAAATAAGAATATTAAGAATTCTATTATAAAAATAAAATAATAATAATAATAATAATTCATTATAAAAATAAAATAATAATAATAAGGATTAAATACCGATGGGTGGAGGTTTGATGCAAATTATAACATATGGAACACAAGACTTAACATTAACTGGAAATCCAGAAATAACATTTTTTAATATTGTATATAGAAGATATACAAATTTTGGAATAAAAATAATATCATTGTCTTTTGATAATTCTCCAGAATTCAATTCAACATCATATGCAAATATTCCAAAAAATAATGGAGATTTATTATCAAAAATAATATTAAAAATAAAATTACCAAAAATTGATCTTACATATATAAATAATATATTGTCAAATAAATACGATACTGTAAAAAATAATTCAGCATATAAACAAGATAATATAACTTATTATTCTTATTTTATAGAATTTTATAATAAACTAAAAAACATAATAAACATATTTTTTTTAAAATATAATGCAAATACAACTTCTTTAACTTATATATCTGATCTTAAAAGCTATATATTAAAATATTTTAACATTGATCAATATTCACAATTTTTTTTATCTATTAACTTTTTTTTTAATAATATAATTCAAACTGATAACGTAAATAAATATAATATAGATTTATACATCAATTCATCATTATTTAAAATTATTGATAGTAATTTAGTTTATATATATGAATTATTTTCATATGATACGGTATCATATGAACAATTTAAATTTACCGTAAATAAAAATATGGAAATATTGCATGACTTAAATAATATACTTTATGATAAATTAACAAATACATTATTATCGGAACCAAAAATTAAATTTTGTTGGGTAAATAAAATTGCACAATATTTATTTGATTCAATAGAATTATATATTGGAAGTAATAAAATTTATTCTCTATCAGACACATATATAAATAATTATTCAGAGTTATATTATAAGAATAAAAGTTTGTATAATCTTTTAATAGGAAACAAATCAAACATTAATACTTTTTCATATATGCATGATGAAACCGAATTATACTTACCAATACCATTTTGGTCTTTTTCTAATTATGGTTTATCATTTCCATTGATAGCATTACAATATAACTCATTACAAATAAAAATAAATACAAAAAAATTTTTAGAATGTATAAGAATTAATTACAATGAGTCTTTGTATAATTCAAATATTGACAATGAAATTATAAATTTATTAGTTAACAATATGTCTAGTTTAACATCAAATAATATTGAAATTACATTGCTTTTGGAATATATATATTTGGATACAATTGAAAGAAAAAAATTTGCCCAATCAGCACATGAATATTTAATAGAACAAGTACAAGAAATCGAATTTGATCGTGTGACAAAATCAAATAACACAATACAAATAGACATATTTCATTGTTGTAAAGATATGTTTTGGTTTGCCCAAAAAATTTTTAATCAATCTGATATTTTTAATAATGATCCGGATGTTTATAAATATACATATTCAAGAAATAATATTGAACTTACTAAAAATGAATCTGATTTTATAACGTATGTAAAAATGATAATATCACCATTCGCATTATTTAATGCAGATATATTTTATAATGGATTGTATGTTATGGAAAATAACACCAAATATATAAATAAAATTCAATTTATAACTAATTATATATCGAATATGTATATACATCCTATAATAAATGATAGTCTTAACATAATAATTGCAGAGTCATATTTTAGTTTAAATGGAGTTCAATTAACAGGTGAAAATTCATATTTCTATAACTATTTACAACCATATAACTATTATAATGCAACACCACAATTAGGTCTAAATATTTACTCATTATGTTTAAGACCAACTGAATTTCAACCATCTGGTTCATGTAATATGAGTAGGATATCATTTATAGCACTAAAATTAAAGATAAATGATAAAATTTCTGATGATTATGAGAATTATTTTAACAAAAAAAAACCAATATTATCAGAATATAAATTAATATTTCAAGCCAGAAATTTTAATATACTAAGAATAATTGGAGGAATTGGTGCAACTGCATTCACATATTAATTTTATATTCTGATAATGTTTTCATTGTCTCAAAAACATACAAATATAGTAAAAAAACAATATTTTTGCTTTAAAAATATAATAATTAATTATATTTAATCATTATATATAATATATCATGGGAGTAGGATTTATTCAACTTATAACTGTTGGAAACGATGCCAATATATTTAATCATAATCCCAATATAACTTTTTTTAAAATATATTATAGAAGACATACAAATTTTTTTATAAATAATATGTCAATTGAAGGAAATAATATTAGTATAAGTGGTGAAAATACTTTATCAACAAAAATTGTAAATTTCAATATACCAAAAAATGGTGATCTTATGGGAAAATCATACATTGAATTCAATTTTGATGATTTTTATTTTGAAATGTTTAATTATAATAATGAGTTATATTCAACTTTTAATATTTCCATATTAAATTTATATGATAATTATTACATAAAAACAAATGTTTTTTCAATTGGTGATGTTAAATTTATATCGACAATAAAAATAAATTATTTTCACGATAATAAAAATGAAACAACAAATCCCAAAATAATTTTGATGTCATCATTAATATTGAACAATATTGAGTTAATTAATCTAATAAATAATACACAGTTTATTGAACTTCAAACAGATACTGATAAAATATTTTATAATTTAGATTTAACAAATGATTTTTATTCTTATGATGTTTTTAATGTTGTAAATATCAAAGATGATAAATTATTTGTTTATTTATCAAGTGCAATAAATTTAAATTTATTGAAATATATTCAAATTGATATTCCAATAAATAATTTATCATTTAGAATTATTTATTGGGACAAAATCAATTATAAAACAATATTAGATTTATTTTATTCGGATGAAAATTTTATTTATTTAGAAAAAATTAGAATAGAATATGATTATGTATATATTGGATGTAAATATTCATTGGAATTATATAACAAATTAATAGAATTATTTTATATCGGTTCTGAAACATTAGAATTAGAAATTATAAGGGATAAACTAAAATCAACCAAGACAAAAGTGACTGGTAATATAGCAATAAAAATGAATAATCTAATACAAAATACCAATACCAATACCAATACCAATACCAATACCAATACCAATACCAATACCAATACCAATACTTTTATAAACTTAGTAATATCAAATGTTAATTTAACATCATATAGTCAATTAACAATAATGGAAAATACAACTTTTTTTGGTAATTTAACAAATGAATATTATAATGATATTTTAATATCAGATGGTAATAAATTATTGAGTGTATTTAATTTAAACAATAATAAATTATCATTAATTTTGTTAATAAGAGTATTTGTGAATTTAATATGTTATGGAGATAATATTTCAATACAGGAGTATTTAAATATTGTCAATGGAAATAGACTTAATAAAATAAAAAACTTTATTTATTATTATGCAAATTTAAATAATTTAAACGACAAATTGATTTCTAATTTTATGGATCCAAATATTTTAATAATTAGTAAAAAATGTTTTTATATATTGGATTATACTAAAAATGTATTTAAATATTTTAATAATTCTGTATATTCTCAACCATTTACTGATAAAAGAATTTCTCAATATACTTCTACCATTATAAATTTTTATTCATATAGTAGTTTTATAAGTACATTTTCAAATTATTTTAATAACATATCTAATGATTTTAATTTAATGCTATCACAATTACTTTTTTTAATAAAATATTTTAATGTAGGAAAAGAAGGTGCTTTAATAAGTAATGAACTTCAGTTAAATTATATTTATAATAACAATTTGTTTAATCTAACACAGTTAAGTTTATCTAATACAAATATATTTGGTGCACAACTTAGTTCTAACTTTATAAATTCTAATGTATTTTCAATATTAAATGTAATCATTATAAATTATTTATCACTTTATATTACACAGTCATTAACAATTTTAAATTCAATAAGTAATAAATCATCAAATTTAATATATACACCAAATGGGTCATTAAGTAGTTTATTTAATAATAATAATAATTCTTTATGTGTGATACCTTTGACATCTAATATATACGTATATACTAATAATATTCCAGATAATTGTATTTTATCTTTTACAAATAATGGAATTTATTTTAATAAATCTTTAAATGCATATATAACAAATATTATAAATAATTTAATTGTTTCAATGGATATATTTTTAAAAAAATCTAAAACTAATATTGTTAATAATATAACGTATGATTTGACAAATATAATTGGAGAATCAAAATTATATTTATGTATTGAAAATTATTATACAAAATCAATAAATATAATAGAGGAAATTAATATGAGTAATATTAATGATTTTTTGGAAATGATACAATCAATTAATCATTCGAATATATATCCATTGATTATTATGAATTCATTTAATTTAAATAATGAAATAATGTATAATATATTCAAATATACAGACAGTAACTTATTTAATAACACATTTAGTAATTTAAAATTTAATAAATATAATGAATCAGATACTCCAATTTATAATACAAATTTGAATATTGAATTAAATTATTTAAAATTTATATTTTCAATTAATTCTCCATTATATAGAATATATTTTTTATTTACATTTTTATCAAAATATACATTAGACACAAATACATATAAAATAACAGTTTCATCGGATATTAATACATTGAGAGATATATCTTTGATGTTTTTAATATCATATTTATATTATTTTAATAATAATAATATCACACAATATAATGATGAAAATTTATCAAAATTTAATTTTACTAATTTGTATAATCCTGATTATACTTTATCAAATAATTTTATTTGTTTTGATGAGATTACTATAACAAATAATAGTGATTTTATGGATAATATTAAAAATAAAAATTCAAGTGAATTTTTCTTATTATATAATAATTTTTATTTTGTACAAAAAAATGTTAATCAAATACAATTAAATGATATAAGTACAAATGAAATTCCAAATATATGTAATGATTTTAAATATAATTTTGACGATAAAATTATAATGCTTTTTTTAAGTGCGTTAAAATTAAATAGTCAATATTTTATTAAGTTTAATGATATATATGATTTTGTATTGGTTTTTTTCAATAAATATGAATTTAACTTAACAAAATTATTAAACACATTTAGTAAAATTGCTGAGTCAGCAAATATATTAAATAATTATGAAGAAAACATTAAAATTATTTTACAAAATGAATTTTATTTTAAATGTTATTACACAACATTTACATTGGGTTCATTATTTGATAATATATATTTAAATAATATTACAACAATAAATAATATATTTAGTTTGACACAAGATTATAATAAAGATTCAAGTTTTGATTACGATTATTGTTTAAAGAGTTTTAACATAAAAAAAAATGAAAATTATATTTCAATTGACAACATAATTTCTTGTTTAAATTTTTTTTCTTTACAATTATTTAATGTTTTTAATGTGAATAATAAAATTGATTATCAATACTATATCAATTATCAAAATACTATATTGAACTATACAAATACCAATATAAATTATTTATATATTTATATAATTAGCGAATACAACTTTAATGACTGTGTCAGTATTATAAATAAAAATATTTATAAATTTAATTCCATAAATAACTCAAATGTCAGTTTATCTTCTAATGATCTCACATTAGAATACAATAAGACAAATTTTAATAAATATAATTTTGTTATCATAATATATTATTATATTTATTTTATATATAGTTGTTTATCTATTGATGTTAAACTATATAATGAACAAACAAATTTATTAATTAAAAATTTTGGAGATTATGTAAAGTTTAAATATACAACAAACATTTATTATGATTGTATTAGTTCATTAATAAATTTATTTTTAAAGTCAAATAATATTATAAATATTGACTTTAGTACATATTATTTTACTGGATCAATAAATAATGAAAAATCAAATTTAATTTTTTATAATCCAGGAACTAATAATGTTACCTATAGTAATTTAGAATTTAATTATTTTGATTACATTGATTCCAATACAACAACAAATAAAATAACATATAATTTACTGAATAACTCCAGTGGAATTAATATTAATTCTCTAATAAATCCAAGTTACAATTTGATACAAGTAACGTCTTATTTTAACGATATATATTATAATCAAATTTATTATCTAACATCAAAAATTAACAATTTATTTTTTATTATTGCAAATGGAAATTACAGTAATAAAAATGAATCTGTTAATATTCTTTCAACAACATCACTAATTGATAATTATATTAATGTAAAAAATCATTATTATAGTTCTTCTAAATTAATTCTATCTTCTGATATATATAAAAATTTGTCCGAGTCATTTAATTATCAGAGTAAATATATAAAAAAAAATAATTATTCATATAGAATTTGTACATACTTATTAGACAATATAAATAATTTTTTTAGTGATGATAATTTTAATTATTTTTACACTATGTATTTTTTTAATTATAAATCTCCAAATTTATATGGGAAAATATTACAAATGAATAAAAATACAAATGAATTACCAATATCTTTTTTAAATACAATTAGCGATTTAACATCAGATATTGATTTTAATTTATTTTATTCACAGTATGTTAATTATTTAATAATTAACTCTTTATTATATGAAAAAGAAATTAATAGAATAATATATTATTTATGCACAAATTATATTATCAGTATTTCATTAGATAAAATAGAAACAAAAAAAAAATTATATTCAAAGACACTATATGATACTGTTAAATTATATACATTAGAAACAGATATTAAAACAAATAAACAAATAAAAAAATATCTCAATGTAACATCAATTTATTCAAATCAATCTATTTTTGAAATATTTAATTATGCAAATATGTTAGAAAATATTTCAATGACACAAAATTATTGGATAAATGAAATAATACAAAAAATAAATACTGAAATTGAATTTGCAAATTCATACTATACAAAATATTTGGAATTTGTTAAATACGTCCATTATTTTAATATTGATACAAATCATTTTATTTTAGATAATGGCACATATGTATTAGAATATTTTATGTCAACAAATAATTATGATGAACTTTGTACATTGATATTTGATTTTGTGTGTTTGAATGATTTCTTTAGTCCAGTAAATATTTTTAATGATATTATTTTTATGAATGGAACAACTAATATTAATTCTAAATTAAATATCAAAACTGATTATATTAAAAAAAAAATCATCGTATTTTTATTTTTTAATTATATTGTTTTAAGTTATTTGCCTGAATTACTTACAAGTAATTTTGAAGTTAATTCAAATATAATTTTAGAATATAAAATTGATAACATATCAATCGATATTAAATTAAAAGATGTATTGGATATTAAGGAAAATATCCAAATAATTAATTGGTCTATTTTTGAAATTTATAATATTTTACCAACAGAAGAAAATAAAAGCTTATTCGATAATAAGTTTCCACCTTTTATGGATACAAACCCAGATATAATACATATAGTTAATTATTCAAAAATAATATGTTCTCCAATATCATATTTTAATATATTATGTGAAAAATTTATACAAAATTATAATATTTCCATTGGATATGATGATATCAATACTAAACAATTATTTAACAAAACTTTTAATCCAAGTTTAACAAATTTAGTTTCCAATATAAATATTGTATTTAATAATGATGAATCTGATAATAATCAAAATTCATATGATTTAACTTTTTATTCATTAACATTATTGGATATTAAACTAAGTAGTTTGATTTTTAATTTAGATAATACAACATCCAATAAACTATCCAATACTTCTGAATTTTCTTTAAACTGTAAAAAAACATATACAAAAGCATCTATTAATGATTTTAATTTATTATATAATTTGTTATGTTTATTGTTGGGAAACTATAATATTACTTATGACAATCTAATAAATAATGTTAATGAAGTATTAGAAAATTTAAGAATATGTTCAAGTCCAATTAATGAATTATTTGAAATTATGAAGGGTTATGTGTCAGAATATAATATGTCTTTAAATTTAACATCAATAACAAATACTAATAAATATGAAAATTATGTTTCAAGAATATTTAATATTTCTTCTTTGTCAAAACTAGTAAAAAATTTAAATAATTTATCATTGGTAACACCAAACGATCTAGATGATAATGTTATTTTAATTGATAACAAATATATTTATACTAATTTCTTTGACAAGTATTATTCATATGAATATAATTATAATAATTTTGACAATAATAATTATGTCATATATCAAACGTTATATAAATATTATAAAGATATTTCATTAAATGTTAATGCTATAACTAATATTAAAAATTATAGTATGGGTATGTATGTTTGGATGTTTATAAATTTGACTAATAGTTTTATAGCTATTGAATATTATAATAATGTATCAGAACCGAATTATTATATAGCTACTATAAATGAATTAATTAAATTATATTTCAAATACAATTATACATTTAGATTAAATTATAACATATCAAATACAAATAATTTAATAATTCAAAATAATTATTATAATGTTAAAAATATATCGACATATGGGGAAATATTATTATATTTAACAAATTATTATTATTATCAATTATTTTCTAAAGAAAATAATTCAGGTATAAATTATACAACTGATGTATTGGATTTTTTTAGTATTTTAAATGTGAACTTAAATATTAATTTTAATTACAATAAAAATTTTTATAATATGGTATTGAAATTTGAAATTATTATTAGATATGTTATATCCAAATTAAATAAATTATATGGTTTGGATATTAATAAAAGAGAAAAATACATTGATCAATTAAATTCAAAATTAATTGATTATTTTACAAGTTTGGACAATATATCTGTATTTTTTAACCAAAAATACATTTATACAATGTATGATAATATGTTTAATTTTGAGATATTTAATGTTATTACAAATTCTACCGATAAAAAAACATTTTGTGTTAAATTTGCATCATCAGTGGAAAAATTAATATATTGGATTAATGATCTATCATATGAACAAAATTCTTTAAATACATGGGAAAAATATTTTAAAAATTATATTATAGAATATTACGAATATATTGATAATCAATATAAAATTAAAAAAACAACTTTGTCTTATAGTGATTTTTATTTTTTGATATACAACTATTTAAATTATGTATTATTAAAAAATAATGGTTTTATTGATTTTATAACGGGAGAAGTAAACTTACTTTATAATGGGTTATTTTCTTATGTGGGTTTTGGTAATTCAATATATGTTGTTGATCCACATCAAATATATAATATTATATTTATGAATGATTGTATTGTAAATGGGAGTACAACAGATACAACAGATACAACAGATACAACAGATACAAATAACTTTGCTAAAGAAAAAACATTTGCATCTGTTATATTAAATATATTTTTATTCATATTAAATACTAAATGGGGGACTATTGACTTTAATGAAATTGATGTTAAACCAAATTATATAATAAAAAGTTGCATTACATTTTATAATTTATATTATTCATATTTAAATAATTTAGTGAATCGAGAAAAACAAATATATGTGGAAATATATGATTTTGACTATTATGCCAAGATATTTGACGAATTATATATATTATATTATTTTATACTAATAGTTATAACTTGTAGTTATATAAATTATGATGCAAATTATTCATTGATGGATAATATGTTAACTAATGCACATTCATATATACAATATGGTAAAAAAATATATTGTGTTAATTTATTTAATAATTTTTCTCTTTATATGGATAATTTGAATTCAAACATTATAAAAAATAACAACATTTCTAATTATTATAAATCCATACAAAATGAATCAATATATGATGCAATAAAATATAACATACCAAATTTTACAAATAATAATTATAATCATGATTTTTATATTACACAAATATTTAATAATAACATTAACAAATTACGATTAACTACAGAAAACATAATAAGTTATAATTATTTTTATAATATTATGGTCAATACATTATCAAATTTTACATCTGATGTTGAATTGTATGGGTCAGAAGTATCAGTAATAATACCAAATATATATAATACAATTCTTCAAAATATAAATAATTCTTTATTGCCGATTAAAAACTTTTTTGGAGGAGATGATAATATAGAGATAAATTTAAATGATTCACAATCTAGCAATATTTTTAATATTTCCAATTATAAAAAAGAAAATTCTCAAATAACAACATTCACACTCATATTTAAAAATTTAAATAACGGTACAATTGACGATAATATTTTAATAGTATTATTTTATTATATTTGTTTTATAACTTGGTCAACATTGGGTATTAATATTGGACATGACGTTTACAATATCCAAGAGATATTTTATGATTTTGCAAATTTAATTAATAAACAAATAATGCAATATGTTAATTTAACAGATATAAATAACTTGACTAATATAAATATTAATAATTCAATTGAAAAAGCACAATCAAATATTTTTTTTGAATATTTAAATGTGCTTTTATTTAAAAACTATAATAATTTTGAATTTGTTAAAGCAACAGAAAAGTTTTTTGAAAATTTATTGTTAAATTTTACACAATATTTATCGAACAACACTATTCGTAATTTATACAATATGGATAATACCAGTTATAATTTAAACAATAATACCATCCATAATTTAAACAATAATACATCAAATTCAAATTCAAATCCAAATCCAAATTCAAATCCAAATTCAAATCCAAATTATATTTTTAATAATATTAAAAAAAATAGTTCATTTTCAATTGGAAATCCATCAAGTAATAAAACAAAAATCGTAAATTGGAAATATTTATTAGGTTTATATATGGACTATAATAATTCTATTGCCATTAAAAATATTAAGAGTATTGGTAATGTATTTTATGATGAAAATATTCAAGAAAAATTAATAAACTATATTTTTGAAATTAATGGGGGAATAATCAATGAATATGGGATCATAAAAATTATTGATAAAATGCATTTATTATTCAACGATGAATTAATATCAGAATATACAAATTTTAATTATAAAGTATTTATTGATAATTTTCAAAATTTAAATAAACAAAGATTATTAGATGAAATGTTAGGTATTGGTTCTTTTTCAAATGATGATAATATTATAAATGGATTAAAACCGTATATCAAATTTTTTAATAAAAAAACATATATTATCCCTATAAAATTTTTCTTTGAAAATTACTTTAATTCAATACCTTTAATAACGTGTATGTATAATGAAATCAAATTATCAATATATGTAAATAATTCAAATCTGTTTAAAAATTCATATTATGTAAAAAATTTAACAAATGTAAATATTAACACAAAATTAAATTCAGATTATATTTTAGTTGAAAGAGACGAAAGAAAATCTCTATGTGCTAAAAAAATAGATAATTTGATTGAGAGAAATAGTTATTATAATATTGTAAAAAATTTAACTGAACAATTAAATAGTAATAATAGTATTATTACTGTTAATTTTGATTTTGAATTTAATAATTTAGTAAAAGAATTAATATGGACATTTGAATTAACAATAGATAATTATGTATTGACATTGATAAAAGATTTTTCCCTTAAAAATTTGTTTATAAATAATACTTATAATAATAGTCTTGATAATTTCAAAAATACAAATTTTGATTTTATATTGGATACAAAATTTCTAATTGATGGAGCTAGAAGAGATGGAATTAGTTCATTAGATGCCAATACTATTTTCTCATATAATAAAATTACAACTTTGTTAAATCCATACAAATCCAATACAAAAGTATCAGTTGATAAAAATTACAATATATATAGTTTTTGTTTAGAACCAACATTATTCCAACCTTCAGGAGCAATAAATATGAGTAATATTAAAACTTTTACAATACAAATAAAAATTGACAAAGCCAAATTATTATTGTATTTGAGAAATTTAAACATATTATTTAATTTAAAAAATTTAAATCTTCAAATGAATTTAACAACATTTGAATATAATTTAGTTAGATATCAATCTGGTTTAGCTGGACTTTTATTTATTAATTAATCTTAATCTTTATTTTTTTGGTGTAAATAATTAAAAATTATTTAATTATATAACAAATATAATTAAATAATATAACAAGTATAATGCCGGCAGGTGAAATAATATTAGTATCTTATGGAGAAGAAAATATTGTATTATCAGAAAATCCACAAATAACATTTTTTAAAATAATATACAGAAGATATACAAATTTTTCTGTTGAAACAATACGAACAAATTTTTTATATGAAGCAAAATTCGGAAAAAAATATACTGTAGAAATTCCAAAAATTGGAGATTTATTAAATAAAATGTGGTTAGTTATTGAGTTACCTGAAATACCTGTAATATATGATTATGCGAATAATGTTGATTATAAAATTAAATTTAAATGGACAAGAAAACTCGCTTATGCTATCATTGATTTTGTTGAAATTGAAATTGGAAATCAAATAATTGGTAGACAATGGGGAGAATGGATGAATGTACTTGAAGAATTAAATTGGAATAATTTTAATGGTTCTTTAGATGAATATATTGGTAATACACCAGATTTAACAACATATAAATATTTAAGTAATAATTTTAATTCAAAAACACTTTATGTTCCTTTATTTTTCTGGTTTTGTAATAATTCAGGATCTTCTTTACCTTTACTATGTTTAGAATATAATAATGTTAGATTTAATGTACAGTTAAATAATTTTGAAAGTTGTGGTATATTTAGTCCGAGTAATTATATAATGCTTGATACATATTTTGGAAATGGAATACTAGGAGAACCACTAATACAATATTCAAATCAAGGTATTGCATGGGCTGAATTTGATAGTATTGATATCGGTTCATATGATCCCGTTACGATGAATATACAAACTTATATCCTATATTATAGAAAAATATCCGATAACCAATTTATTTCCACAAGTAATTTTAAAAGTAATTTAATTACTATTATGAATAATTTTGCAAATAACACATTTAATTTTATAATTATTGGACTATATAGTGGTTCAATTTATATTCCTGTTAAATCAAATCCAACCGAACCCCAAAGCATAATTATCCAACAAACATATAATTTTAATATTCCATCCAATTTGGTATTTAAAGATATGTATTTGTTGTGTAATTATATTTATTTGGATAGAGAAGAAAGAAAAAAATTTTATGAAAATAAACATCAATATACAATAGAACAAATATATTATACTAACCCAAAATATCTAACTAATCTTAATAATAAAATTTATGTTGAATCAATTAATCCATGTAAATATTTTGTATTTATGGGTCAGGTTAAATATTTTCTTAATACTAATGTTAATCAAAAATTTAATTATAATTTGTATTTTTTTGACACAAATTTAATTAACAAAAATATTGTTTCAACACAAATTAATTTTATCAATAAACCAGTTATTAAATCAACATATTTTAGCCTTAATGCTAATCCTTCTGTTGAAAATCAAGATATCAAATATTATAGCGTTTTAAATCCTTTTTTATATTTTCCTATGAGTACAAATATCAGCGATTTTGGTTTAGTTTCATTTTCATTATATCCTAATACTTTACAACCATCTGGATCATGTAATATGTCATATTTTACATCATTTGAAATTAATACAGTTTTTAATCCTATTGATATTAATTATAACAAATATATATTTAAATGTTATACCGTTAATTATAATTTTCTTAAAATAGCTAATGGAGTTGCAGCAACTATTTTTAATTCACCCTTTTAATCAGGTGAATCCGATGAATCTGGCGAATCTGGTAAATCCAATGAATTCGATGAATTTAATTATTTTATATAAAATAATTATTTCCAATAAAAATATCCAATCACAAAACAAGTTTACATTGGACTATAATATGATTTAGGTTTACTTGGTTTATCGGCAAAAATACGTAATAATTGAGGAACTGATTTATCTGCTATGTATGATAGTTCTCGGGCAGAATTTTCAGAATCCTGAATTGCATTGTTCATTATTTCAACAGTAACATCATTTTTTGCGACCTTATCGGGGACTGAATTGAGTATTTTTATATATTTGGATACTATTTCTAAATTTAGAGATAAGAAATATTCTGCTTCTATTAATTTTTTAAGATTATCTAATATTTTATCTAAATATGTTTTGTTAAATTCTTGTAAATTTCTTCTCATAGATTTAGCACCAATTAGAAATCTATTCATGTAATTTTGTGAACATGGCTTTAATTTAGGTAGAAATTTATTTACTTCTGATAAGTTATTGTCTTTTAATGCTTTTTCTATACCTTCATATAAATCTATTGATTCTGCACCACCATAAAGTCCAGAAAATGATAATCCTGTTGCTGAACCAGCATATCGATTTGGTTTTGTAACTATCATTCGTCCACCACTATTAATTCCAACCATTACTTCCAATAAATCATCTATAGTATATCTATTTTCTGATAAACCAATACCTGTTTGTCTATATGGTGTATCATTTTTGATCATTTCTTCTAATTGATTAGCCAAACTTTTATTATCTATTGTTTTGTTTGTTTGATTGCCAATCAAACAAGGTTCTGTTACCTTTATTCCGTTTTTATTTATATATGTGACCATTGTTATACCAGCACCAGCTGGTAATCTCGATGTAGTTGTTTTTAATGATGTAGTTGGAAGTCTATTTATTAAATTTTTATCTACAGGATTTAATACCCATTCATTATTATTTATATATTGGACAAGCAATTTTAAAAATAATTCAAGATTTAAAGGAGGTTTAGGTGTTAAATTTTGATTATGAATTGTGCCTGGAAATTTACCCCCGACTAATATTCTTGTTGGTACACTTTTTTTTTCTCCTTCTTTTTCTTCTTCTTGTTCTTGTTCTTGTTCTTGTTCTCCTTCTTCTCCTTTTTCTTTTTCTTCTTCTCCTTCTCCTTCTTCTTCTCCTTTTCCTTTTCCTTTTCCTTTTCCTTTTCCTTTTCCTTTTCCAGAATTATCCATAATTTGTTGTCCAAGTCTATTCCACCAATTAGTAAAAGTTTCAATTTTGACTATGTTTATTCCATTACTTTTATATTCTATCCATTTTTTAAAATTGAAAGCCCTTAAAGTTTTATAAACATAAACAGGATTAACTTTGATAATGTTTTCTTTAAGACTCTTATAATTTGTAGCAAAAGTATTTTTATTAATGAAATCAGCAATTTCGTCCAAACTATATATGTTTCCTTCTGATATTCTTTTAAAAAATTTATCACATTCGTCAGGATCAGAAAAAATACACAAATCACCACATGGTTTATCTCCATTAATAAAAGACTCATAATCTGATTTTATTTGTGCTGGTGTATATTTTTCCCATTTATCACCGTTTAATTTATAAAGGTCACCCGATGTATCTGCAGCCCATTTACGTTTATTGTCATTTATTGTTTTCTCCCAATAATCGATATTTTTAGACTCACCAGATCCTTCTGGTGAATCCGAATCATCATAAATGGAATCATCCTGAACATCTTCAACGTATTGTTCACCAATAACTCCTGGTTTTTGTATTGATTTCAATGTTTCCTTAAATAGTTTTGCAACCTTTTCTGGATCAAACAAATCCGTAGTACATTTTCTTTGAAATTTAATTTTTTCTTCTTTTAAATTGGTTTCCAAATTTTTAATTTCTTCTGAATTATTAACAAGTAAAAACGAGTTAAATTTTTCTCTAATTGATGTAGGAAAAGTCTCAGCAATTAATGCCATATTTTTTTCTGGGTTTGTTTTAATATTAATTCTTAATTCTTTCACTGCTTTTATAAGAGATTCATCATTATCATAAGAACCAATTAATGCCATATTTTTTTCTGGGTTTGTTTTAATATTAATTCTTAATTCTTTCACTGCTTTTATAAGAGATTCATCATTATCATAAGAACCAATAATTCCCCAAGAAGTTTTACCACCATCTCCAAACAATTTTTCAAAGGTTATTTTTTGTGCTGATTGTGTATTATTTTCTTCTACTATGCTACCTACTATTTCAAAATATTTATTTAACAAATTCATTTGATACTCTGGTATAATTTTGTTACTTTCCTTTTCTAAAAAGATTTTTTTAATAAGATTACTAAATTTTTCTTTATTATCTGAATATGCATTAAATGATGTTTTTATAAAATCATCTACTGTTGCTTTTATTAAATCTTTTAAATTAAAAGTGTTTTCTTGTGTTAATTTCGAAAAATTCGATGTGATGTGATTAATAACATCTTCAAGATTTTGTTTATATGTTTTTTGTTCACATTTTTCATTAATATCAAAACTAACATCTTTATAATCTTTTGTATAAAATGATGATAAAATTGTATCATACAGATTTGTTATTTTTTCCTTATCTTCAAATAATGATTTAATGTTTTCATTATTTAATTTTACGTTTTCCAATTTAATACCATTATTTTTTAAAAAAGTTTCAAAAGCTGATGTAAAATCTCTTATCAAAAAACCTTTAATACTTATAGCACTAATAGGAAAATCATAAGTTTTTAAATTAAAAGCAAATATTTTTACGGCATTTAAGAACTTTTCACTTACTTGATTGGATATTTTATCACTATCACCTTGAACACAATCATTAGTTATTATCCTAATTAATTTTTTATCATTTTTATCAATACAATTGAGTTTAAAGTCATTACACATCCCATATAAGAATTTAAAATATTCGGATAATGGATCAAATATAGGTAAATTAATTTCTTCTTTTACTTCAGACATTAAATGTATATATAATTAATAGAAAATATTTTTTTTAAATTAATTTATTTTTATAATAAATTAATTTTCAACATGATCGAAATAATTTATTATAAAAATAAATTATTTATATGTTTTTTTTTTATTATTAATTATTATATAATGTATACTTTTGTTTTAGTTCTAATTTTGATTTTAATTGTTATTTATATTTTAGATAGAGTTTATTTGGAACCTTTTGAATCCAATGAACCAATGGAACTGTTGGTATTTGTTTCTAATTCATGTGGTCACTGCGTCAATTATAATAATAATTTTCATGATGGTGTGATGGCACTTGCAAAATCCCAAGGAGTTAGTGTTAAAAGAATTTTTGCCGATAAAGACCCTGATAACCTATTTAAAAAATTTAATATAATGTATGTACCAAGTGCAATTTTAATGAAAGGAAATAAAATTTATAAAAATTTAGGAAATAATGTAAATCCTCAATCTATTAAAGAAGCCATATCTAATTAAAAAATAAAAATTAATACATGTCAAATAATGAAAGTATTATAATAAACTAATTACAATATACAAAATATGTATTTTTTTAACAAAATAATATAATTTTATTAATAATTTTATTATAATTTAATATAAAATAACATTAGGCTTAACATTTAAAATTCTTTAGAATAAAGCTAAAGAATTTTAAATGTTAAGCCCAATATTATACTTATTTATATTGTTTATTTTATACTATTTGAAAAATACAGATATTTAATTATTGGATAAGTCTATATATATTTCCTTATTTAACATATATTGAATAAAAATTGAATTTTTTTAAAATCTTATTCAAATACTAACTTAATATTTGAATAAAATAATTTTTATATAAAAATCAATCTAAATATTAAGATATTAAATTATATTATAAATATTAATGTCCGGAATATTAGATTTTATATACGATTCAAAAACATTTGTGGATTTGTACACTATTCTTGAAATTGACATGGATTCTAAACAAAATGAAATAAAAATAGCTTACATTGGTTTAGCAAAAAAAAATCATCCAGATCAAGGGGGATCAAGTGATAAATTTCAAGAGATAACAAGAGCATATGAGATCTTATACAATAAAGAAACAAGAAAAGAGTATGATTTATATTATCTTAAAAAAAGTATGGATGAATTTAAGGGAGATGATATTTTAAGATTAAAAGATGAATATAAAAATTTTATCACATCAACATCAAAACCAATTTCAAAAGAGGAACTCGATAAATTATATTTGGAAACATTTGACGAATATAGAGAAAAACATAAAGAAACTAGAATTGATGAGGATGAATTTACCAATAGAATAAATGATATAGAAATAGAAAGAAAAAATATGCAAATAGAATCATCTGATGACAGTTTATCAAATTTTATGAAAGAACATGGTCAAAATATCAATGTAAATGATCTATTTGAATATTTAAAGTTTAAAAATTCAAATTGTTTTAATAATGATATTGTAACAAAAGAATGGGGTACGTTAGATACAATACCAGGCTATTCAAATGGATATTCATCATTTGTAAATGACAATGAATATTCAGATTCAAATTTATATTCTAATATATCAGATATGAATGATTTCATGTCAAAAGAATCAATGGGAAATTTAAATATGGAAGAATTTATTGGTTGGAAAAATACAAAATACCCCGATACTAAATTAACCGATTCTGAATTAGATATGTATATGAAAAAAAGACAACAAATAGAAACAGAATTATTTGATGAAGTTGAAACTAATTTGGAAAATAATTCAAAAAAAAAAGAAGTTGAAAAATTTCTTAAAACTAAACATTTATCTGAGGATGTTGAAAGATATTATGATAATATTGAAGATGATAAATCAAAAAATACCCATGGCAAAACCGATATTTCCAATAAAACTGATATTTCCAATAAAACTGATATTTCCAATAAAACTGATATTCCCAATAAAACTGATATTCCCAATAAAACAAGTTCAAATCTTGATGATATGTTAAGTTATATGGAAAAAATAAAAATAGAAGAATTTGCTCAAGAAGATTTACAAGTACAATCATTAATATCAGAAGAAACAGATTTTGTTAATTTAAAAACCAACAGAGACAAATCAAAAATAAATAATGTTAGAAAAAGAGAATTTAAATAAATTGTTTATTTTAAATTTTTAATTTTAATATATTTTTTATACTTTCATGATATGGAAATATCCCAAAATCTCATCTTATCTTATCTTATCTTATGCTATCCTATCTTATTTCATTTCCTCACCAAACCAAACCAAATTTTTTGAGATAAAAAATTTTATTGTTATAATATTTTTAACATCTAAATAAGCAATCAAAATATACTAATTTAGAATTAAAATTAAATAATTTAGCATTGTTTTTGTTCATAAATCAAAAAATTTTATTCATTATTAAAATTTTCTGATGAATCATATTTTTTAGCACAATCATAACCCAAATCATATAATGATTTTTTATCAAGTGTTGTCATTTCCCAATTAGTACCATGGTTACCGCCAATAATAATATGAACAAAATATTTTTTAAACAATTGAATTTTGTTATGATTTAAACCTTTAATTATACATTTAAAAATTCTATAAAAATAGTCTTGAACTTCTAAAAAATCATCAATAATTTCATAATAATCATCCATATATATTCCAATTACATCATCTAATTTATCATTAAACAAATCAATAGGAAAATTATCAATACAACCTCCATCAACCCATAATTTGCCCTCAAATAAATAAGGTCTAAAAATAAAGGGTATACTAATGCTTATTCGTATTGCTTTAAGTATTGGCATATTAGGAAATGTATCGACAGAAAAATATTTAATTGTAACATCATTAATACATGTCCCAGTAATAATTAATTTAGATTGTGTTTGTTCAAATAATTCTTTAAAAGTTATATTTTTTTTTATATTTTTTTTTTTCATAAATGAATAGATTACCTGAAGAATAGGTTCTGGAGAACTTAATCCAAAACATGGATCTAACAATAAATTTTCCGGTTCAACATATTTAATTAATTTTGTAAAATCAATTTGTTCTAATATATCATAAATATCTTTAGGTCCATAACCAATATTAATTAAAAAACATATTATTGAACCAACGGAAGAACCAGCAAATATTTCCGGGAATGATATTATATCAGAATCAATTAAATATTTGATTGCTCCTAATCCAGCCAAGCCTTTTAATCCTCCACCACTAATAACTAAAATATTTTTTCTTTTACCCTGATATAAAGGTATAATTTCCATATATTTTTATATAATAATATATTATTAAATGAATAACATAAATATAAAAAATATATTTGCAAATAATACTTTACAAAATAATTATAATTCAAATACAGATATTAATATTTCTGAATTCTCTGTAAACACATTGGTAGAATCAAATACATTTAAAACAACAATATCAGATGATTTTATTGTAAATAAAATCAAATCAAATAAAAAAAATGAAATTGTAAAAATTAATGATTTATACGAGACAAAATATAAAGAATGTTTAATGAAAATTAATAATGCTATTGAATTAAATTTAACAGATGTAATATTTAGTGTTGGAATAACATATTTTGGATATCAAAATTATAATTCTTTTGAATGTATAAAATATGTGGAAAAAAAATTAAAAGAAAAAAATTTTTTAACATTAAAAATATCACACAAAGATATTTTTATTAGTTGGAAAAATATAATATAGATATTATTTATTTGTATGGGATTTTTGGAATAAAAATTTTGTTTTATTGCTATTGTTGATAAAAATATTATTAATTTTTTGATGTGAATCTTAAAATAATATCAATAATAAGTAATAAAATAATAATACATATTCCAAAATACAACATATATGTTTCAAATCCTGATCCACTGTTTAATGTGTTTTGAGATTGAGTAAATTTTGCTAAATTATTTAAAATCTGCGGTGGTAATGAATTTAAATAATTTTGATTTTGATTTTGATTTTGATTTTGATATTCCCCATAAACTGAGTTATTTCCAAATTTATTATTTTGAGATAAATTTAAATTAACAATTTCCATTATTTTATCTAATTTATAATTGATTTTTTTCTTTTCTTCCAAATCTTCTAAATATTTTGATAAATTATTTTGTAACATAGCATTTTGATATTTGAGATTAGATTCTCCATTAATTCTATCATTTAATAATTTTAATTCCGATTCAATTTTTAAATTTGAATTTGAATTTGAATTTGAATTTGTATTTGTCATTGCGATTTTACTAATATTAGTTTGTTCATCAATTTGGTTTTTTTGATTATTTTTAATTTCATTTTTTGATAAAATACTATTAATTAAATTACTTTCATTATCAGATGTATTATAATGTTGATTTAATATTTGTTTTTTATCTTTGCTAATTGTTTTGATGGCGCCAAAATTCAAAGTATTTTTAATTTCTTCTTTACATAATTTGCATTTTGATACATGTTTTAATGCATTAGTTAATGTATTATCTTTATAAGAATCTGGATTATTATATATATTAATACATTCTCTATGAGTTAATTTATGAGTTGGATTTAAATTTGTATTGACATTTGAATTGACATTTGAATTGACATTTGAATTGACATTTGAATTGACATTTGAATTGACATTTGAATTTGTGATTGTATTTATCCCACTTAATAAATCGGTTCCATTTAAACTTTCCCAACTTGTATTGTCATTTGAATAAAACATATCATCATTCATTGGATTTGGATTATTTGAATTATTTGGATTATTTGAATTATTTGGATTATTTGACTTAAACCTCTGTGTTGAATCATTTAAATTAGAATTATAACTTGATCTTATATTTTCCATAGTATTATTAATAGGATTAAAAGAGTTTAAGCCTCTTATAGTATTTTCAAAATCTGAATTTATATTAAAAGCATCATTAATATTACAATATGACATCCGTTTCTGGATATATATAATCTCATAAGATAAATATAATTAAAAAAATATTTTATATCAAAAAAAATTTTCAATTAAAAAATTATTTAATTGTTTTATATTAAATATTTTATCAGATAAAATAATTTTTTTGTGTTATTTCTATATAAAATTGTTTTATATCGTATACAATAATTCTATATCGGAATTATATGTTAAGTAAATTATTAAGGTTAATACAATTTTTTTTATAGATCATAATCCAAAAAAAAATTAATTGAAAAAATAATAAATCATCAATAGTGTAATTTTTAATTATACAATATAAATTAATTTAATGGTATTGGTTATAAAAATTAATTTCCAAGTTATTCATTTAAAAATTTATAAAAATTAAAATAAATAAAATTGGTTTTAATATAAATAATATTTTTATTATAAAAAAATATTATTTGGGTTTATATTTAAAATTTAGTTTATTAGTTTTATATATAAGTAATGTCAGAAACTTCATCTAATAATTCGGAAAATAATGTTCAAAATAAAAAAAATGTTAGTTATTCAACAGATTATATGGTTGATTATTTAAAAGCTTCAGAAAAAGTTGTATCAACATCCCAAAGAAAAGGATATGAAAAAAATGAATCAGAAACATCAGATAACAAATCAGCTGTTTCTGAAAATTCTGATTTAAATACATATTTAAAAAAAGATAAAAAAACATCCGATAAAAACATATCAGATTCAAATATATATTCAAATTCTTTTAATTCAAATTCACATGTCAATTCAAATTCACATGTCAATTCAAACTCACATGTCAATTCAGAAAATATTTTTGCCAAATCATTTGTATCAAAATCACCTGAAGAAAATAATGAAGAAAAACCTAATCCAAATTCAAATCCAAATTCAAATCCAAATTCAAATCCAAATTCAAATCCCGATGAAAATCAAGATTATGATAACTATAATGAATCGACTCCAGAAGCCCAAATGTTAAAAAAATTAGAAATGTTAAGAAAATTAGGTGAATTGGCTCAATATGGTGTTAAACTTTCACAAAATTACAATATGAATTCTGATTATTTTACAATGAAATATGAATACCAATTACACACAAATATTAGATCAAAACAAAATTTTGTAAATTGGACTTCAAGTATTATGTTAAATTGTATTTATGGACTTGAAATATTAAATGACAAATATGATCCATTTTCATTAAAATTAACTAATTGGTCTCAACAAATTAATGCAGATATTTCTTCATATTATGATGTATTTGGTGAAATTTATGAAAAATATAATAAACCTGGTAAGTCAATGAGTCCAGAATTAAAATTAATATTAATGATTGGTGGATCTGCACTTAAATTTCATCTTAACCAAGTAGCAGCACAAGGTAAATTAGGAATGCCACCTATTTTTGGATTAACCAATATTAATGGACAAACTAATAATCAATATCAAATGGGTTCCCAACCAAATCAAATGGGTTCCCAACCAAATCAAATGAGTTCACAACCAAATCAAATGGGTTCCCAACCAAATCAAATAATGGATCAAATGAGACAACAAGCACAATTACAACAAATGTTAGAGCAAACTCAAAAACAAAATGAAATATTAGCATCAAAATCAAAAAATGAACATGAATTAGCAAATCAACAAATGAAAGATATGATGTTTTTACAACAAAAACAAGAAGAATTAACTAAACAAGATGCTTTGAGAAAAAAACAAATGGAAGAATTTGAAAAAACAAAAACAATGTTTGAACAACAATCAAAATATCAAAACCAAAACCAAAACCAAAACCAAAACCAAAATCAAAACCAAACATTTAATCAATTTGAAAATTTAGGAATACCAAATCAAATGTTAGATACACAACGAAGAAATAATATAGCAGATCATTTGGATTATATGAAAAAAACAGTATCAAATATTGGTACAGATAATGGGATGGGAATAAATATGGGTATGGGTATGGGAATAAATATGGGTTTGACAAGAGAACAAGTTAATCAACCTGCTCATGTCCTATATAAAACAACAGCTTCTAATGTAAAACATAGAACAAAATCAAATCTTAATGTAGATACATCAAGTGAAAGATCAATACACGGTAAATCATCAAAATCAAATGATTCTGAATCTAATAATGATAATCAAACATCACAATCAGATAAATCAGATAAATCAGATAAATCAGACAGTTCAGCAAGTTCAGCAAGTTCAGCAAGTTCAGCAAAATCAGCAAATTCAGCAAAATCTGAGAATTCAAGTTCTGAACCTAAAAATTCAAAGATAGAAAAAAGTTTAAGTTCAAGAAATAATTATTCTACAATATCTAAACGAAAATATAAAAAAGCAGGAATAAGTATTGATACCTCATAAACTATAAACTATAAAATATTTTTAATATTTTACGTTATATACTAAAAAATTTGAAATTATTATATAATATAAAGATTTAATATATAATATTAAATAACAATGGAAGAAACTGATAAATTTAATTCTCAAGATATATTGGATGCGATTGATTTAAATAAAATTAATCAAACAGAAAAAAAAAAAAGAGGAAGACCTAAAAAAACTCAACAAATGTTAACTTCAATGCCAAAAATAAAAATTCAATCAAATGAAGAAGATAATTTGGAAGAGGAAGAAATAATATTACATTTACCGATTACAAAAGCAGAAATTATGCAAATAAATTCAAATGATTATTCGTTAAATGATATAGTTGATAAACATACCAATAGTTCCGTTCAAGATTCTGAAGATAGTTCCGTTCAAGATTCCAATAAACCAACTGATAATTATATTAAACAATTTGGATTAATAATTAAAAAATTAAAAGAAGAAAATGATGAACTTAAAAAATATCTAACTGATATTACCCCAATGTATTTTACTGAGGTAAAAGTTTATCCAATTAATCTCAAATTATTTGACATAAATCAGAATAAATTGGTTCCTACCAAAACTAATATATGTTGTTGGTGGTGTACTTATTCATTTGATAATTTACCAACATATTTACCCGAAAAATATTCTGATGGAAATTTTCATGTTAGTGGATGTTTTTGTTCATTTAATTGTGCTGGTGCATATAATTTATCACAAGCAGATAATAAAATATGGGAAAGATATTCATTATTAAAATTATTATATTATACGATAAATAAAGAAAAAATTAATTCAATAAATGACATTGAAATTAATGTTGCTGGACCAAAAGAATTATTGGAAAAATACGGAGGTCCAATGAAAATTGATGAATATAGAAAAAATTCAAAAATATTAGGTAGAGAATATCATAAATTAATTCCACCATTTTTACCTACAAATTTTGGTTTTGAAGAAATAACAAATTCAAAAACCAATAAAAATACTAATCTTAACAATTTAATTTATTCCACTTCTAAAAATGATAATATAGTTATCAAAAGAAATAAACCACTTAATAATGTAATTTCAAAACATATTGATTATTATATTGTTGAAAAATAAATATTTTTTATTTGATTGACTAAAATATTTTTTTTATAATAAATATATAATAATGTATATTTGATATAATAATGTGTCTGCAAGATCATCTTTCTTTTTTGTTAAAGCGTAATTTGATGTTGATATTATATTGTTTATATATTTATGATTTGATGTTAGTCTAGGAATAATTTGACCGACAATATCTTCGGAAAAATCTTTTCTATTTGTGTAGGATTTAAAATCTTTTATTTCAGATTTTATTCCAATTAGTTTATTTAATTGAATGACAAAATCTTGTTTAGTTTTAACAGTTGCATTTATGAATTTTATCGATGATATTATTTTTGGATAAAGAATTTGTTTCATACAAAAAAATGTATATATTCCAACACTAATAGATTTCATTATTGGATTTTTATATACTGGTTGATTTTCAATATAAATACCTAAATTTGATATCTGAAACAATTTGAAATTATCATAGTTATATGGTGTCAATATTATTTTGTTGAAAAAAATTTCTAATCCTTTTAATAATTTTTCCATTTGAGTAGAAAAATTATTTTTATATATGGGATTTGAACAAATACTAAAATATTTTATGGGATTTTTTTTATTTACTTTTTGTTTATTATGTTCTCTAATTGTTTTAATATGTGTTTTACAATATCCAATTAAATTATCAGGATCTGAATGTCCAGCTGTATTATCTTTCAAACAATAAAATTTACTTATACAATTACAAATTGCTCTTTTATTTTTAATTTGTTTACAATATAATGGTTTATATGAAACATCAATTATTTCCCAATCAATTATATTTATTTTTTTCAATATATTTGTTGAATTTGTTGAATTTGTTGAATTTGTTGAATTTGTTGAATTTGTTGAATTTGTTGAATTTGTTGAATTATATTCACATACACAAATTGCCAAATTTTTTGTACCCACATCTATTGTTAAAAAATAAGATTTTACCATGGTATATATTATTAACAACTATAAATTTAAAAGGTTTTATTCACATATTTAATTTTTTTTTTAATAATGTTTTGGAATAAAATTTTACCTAGTCAATTTTATTCCAAAATAAATTTATTTTTTTTTTTAAATTTAAATATTTAATGATAATTTCTTCAACATCTTTTTGTTCAAATTTTGTTTGAGTTAAAGATAATTGGTCAATATCTGATGTTCTTACAGTTTTTAAAAAACTTGTTGTATTTTGGTTTGTATTTTGGTTTGTATTTGGGTTTGTATTTGTATATTTCATATTTGTTATAATAATACTATATTAATATAATTAAAAAAATTGATTTTATTTAATTATATTAGACAATTAATATTAACATAAAAACTGTCAGATTTAATAAGTGGTTTACAACGGTCAAAATTAGAAGCATATAATTTGCCATATGACTTGACTATATCAACAGCAACTATAACATGTAAAATAAATGTAATGTTTGATGTTGCAAATATTGCTTATTATTTTAATGATTTTGACGATATAGTTATCGGAAAAAGATATGGTAATCGTGTTATAAATAATTTAATAAATGTTAAAAAGGTTAAATCTGGAAAAAAAAAGAAAAGAAAAGAAAAGAAGAATTTTTTCAATCAAGTATCATTGATATTTAGATCTGCCACATTGATGGGTATTGATCCAGAAAGTCTTAGTTTAAAAGAAAAATTTAAAAATATTAATGTAAAATTATTTATTAATGGATCAATTCAAATGACTGGTTGTAAACATTTAGATAATATAAAAAAATGTCTTGAAATATTATTTGAAAAACTTAAAGTTACAAAAGCGGTTCTAAATAAAGATTTGATATTTGAAAAAAAAACATTTGTTAATTCAATAGAAAATCTTGATTTATCAAAAGTTAAAATTATTGAAAAAATTAATGGAGATGAAATTGATAATTTTATTGTGGGAGAAATAATTATTATTAAAAAACAAGATAATTTTGATATTAGTAAATTAAATATTTCTAATGTATATAATTTTGAAATCAGAATGATAAATACAAATTTTAATATTGGATTTCAAATAAATAGAGATAAATTACATCAATTACTAATTGAAAATGGTTATGATGCTACATTTGATCCAATTATTCATGCTTGTGTAAATATAAAATATAACATAGCACAATTAAATAAAACTATTAGTATTTTTGTTTTTGAAAGTGGTTCTATTACTATTGCAGGTTCTAATTCTTGTTATCAAATTCTCTTAACATATAATTTTATTAACAAATTCATTTTGTCCAATTATAATAAATTATTATCTAAACCAATTACTCCACAACTAATAATACAATTAATTCAAAATATGAAATAATAATTTTTTATAATCTTTAATATTTATACAAAAAATAATGTTATTAAGCAAATGTATATAAAGGATTTGTTATGTTTCCAATAGGTTTTATTGTAGAATAAATAGGTCTTTGTGTTAAAGGCGTATCATCATTAAAAGTATATTGGGTAAACATACAAGTAGTACCTTTATTTTCTTTAACAATAGTTGGAGTTCTTCCTTGAGCAATATCTTCTTTAATATTATTTAATAATGCATTAGAATAATCTAATCTTGATCTTGATTGTGTTCCATCTCCTTTTTGACCATATATGTTTTTAGTTGTTCCTGTTTGATTTCTATTTGTATCATCTGTCACAGCTCCTTGATAATTAAACATATATTCTTTATGTGCATATTGTGATCCCTGACCTGTAATATTTTTGGTATCTTCCGAAAGATTTCTCATAGTTAAATCTGGTCTATCATCATAATTAAAAGCAACCATACCATCTCGATTACCTTTTTGACCTGTAATATTTTTGGTATCTTCTGTCATATTTCTTTGTGTTTGATCGGGAACTCCATTAGTATAATTAAACATATAATCAGATATATATGAACCTTTTTGACCTGTAATATTTTTGGTATCTTCTGACATATTTCTTTGTGTTTGATCGGGAACTCCATTAGTATAATTAAACATGTAATCAGATATATATGAACCTTTTTGACCTGTAATATTTTTGGTATCTTCTGTCATATTTCTTTGTGTTTGATCGGGAACTCCATCAGTATAATTAAACATATAATCTTGTTTTTGTGAACCTTTTTGTCCAATTAAATATTTTTGATTTTGAGTTTGATCTCGAAGTGTTGGATCCTGAATACCATTCTCATAATTAAACATATAATCTTGTTCTTGTGAACCTTTTTGTCCAATTAAATATTTTTGATTTTGAGTTTGATCTCTGTTCGTTGGATCTGGATTACCGCTCACATAATTAAACATATAATCTTGACTATGTGAACCTTTTTGTCCAATTAAATATTTTTGATTTTGAGTTTGATCTCGGAGTGTTGGATCAGGTATTGCATTGATATAATTAATCAAATATTCTTTTACTTGAATTGGTTTTAAATTTGTTAATATTTCTTTATTTTCTGTTAATTCTCTTAATGTAGTATCAGGTATTGCATTAATATAATTAATAAGATATTGAGCTTTATGATTACCAGTCAAATTAGTTAATTGTTTTAATTCTTCAATTAATTCTCTTAAAGTTGTATCTGGAATACCATTATCATAATTAAACATATATTCTTGACTTTGTGAACCTTTTTGTCCAATTAAATATTTTTGATTTTGAGTTTGATCTCTGAGTGTTGTATCTGGAATTGCATTGATATAATTAATCAAATATTCTTTTACTTGAATTGGTTTTAAATTTGTTAATATTTCTTTATTTTCTGTTAATTCTCTTAAAGTAGTATCTGGGATTGCACCAATATAATTAAATAAATATTCTTTAATAGATCCAACTGGTCCAGTTATATTAGTTAATTGTATTATATTTTCTGTCAATTCTCTTAGTGTCGAATCTGGAATAGCATTAGTATAATTAAATAATTGTGATGTTTGATGATTACCTTTAACACCCATACCACCTCTCCCATACAATGTATTAACTAAATCTCTTAAAGTAGGATCTGGAATAGCATTGATGTTATTAAACAAATATCCTTGTTCATGGTTTGATAAATTAGTTAATATGAGATTATCCTCAGATAAATTTCTCATATTAGGATCTTTTATTGAATTAGTCATATTAAATAAATAATTTTGTTCTTGTGAACCTTTTGCATTTGTTAAAATTATTTTCTGAGAAATTAAATCTCTTAAAGTAGGATCCTGTATAGCATTTATTGAATTAAATAAATATCCCTTAATACTATTGGAAATATTTGTAATATTTTTTCTTCCGTTATCTTCCAATAAAATTTGTCTTTTAGTAACATCAGGTATAAAATTAATAAAATTTATTAATGGAACAGACTTATAATTACCAGTAATATTTGCATTTGGTAATTCAGGCATTGTTTCTCTTTGTGTTGTATCAGGTATTGCATTTTCAAAATTTTCTAAATATGTTTGGGACTTATTTCCAGTCATATTACCATTATAACTATTTCCATAATTAGTACTTTGTCTATTTGTTTCATTTGGTGTCCATGTTTCTTGATTAATAATTTGTCCACGGGTATCTAATTGAACATTTCTTGGTCCTTCTTGCTCTTCTTCTCTTTTAAAAGATTTTTTAAATTGTCCCTGTAAATATTCTGGAGTTGACTTTTCTACACCACCCAATGGATTTAATCCAGGTGTATCTGGATTAAGAGAACGATTTGTTTGATTAACAATCCATTTTCCATATATAGCAGGTGCAACATGATCACCTACTTGAGGCAATAATGAATCTGGAGCATTATAATAAAATCTATCTGGACCTTTTTGTATTAAATCACCAATAATACCTCTTCTATCTCCTTTTTGACCTGGAATAACTGGTTCTGTATATGATACTTTTGGATTATTAACAGTTCTTAATTGATCAACTGTTTTTGGTAAAACTCTATATAAATCTTGTTCTCCTGTATTTCCAATTTCATTATAACCAAGATTTAAACCAGGAGTAGTTCTAATTGGTTCAAAAGGTCTTTCACTATTTCTCGTTTGTGAAGGTATATATCTTGATTCAAAATAATCATTAAAATTTGGTACTCCTGTGACAGATTCAACTTTATTAGTTTCAGGACTAAATAAATTATTTACTTCTGTTTTGTGTTTAAATTGAGGATTTTGATCTGAACCTGTAAATAACTCAACTTGTCTTACAGAATAATTTTCTCTCTCTTTATCAAAAGCAGGATTATAACCATAAGTTTTAGACGAAAAAAAAGGAACCATATTATTATGTGTCATGGTTGATGTAACTCCATATCTACCATCTGACTTTGGATTAAAATTACTTTCAGGAGCAAATTTTATTTTATCATTAAATATATTAAGCATTTGTTTACCATTTTGCATAGTCCCTGGCATTCCCACATGATCAAATTTAAGTTCATCGTATTGAGATTCAAAAGAATCTTTTTGACAGCTTGGGTTTTGATTTGGATTTATTGGTTTATCCATTTGATTATCCATTTGATTATCCATTTGATTATCCATTTGATTATCAGACTCATAATCAGAATCAGATCCAGATAAATTTGTTATTACATCTGACATAAATTTATCTTGAAGATTCAATACCTTCAAATTAATATTAGAGTCTGTATCTGTATAATTATCTGATAATTCTGAATACATATCATTTGAATTTGTTTGTTTATTTGTTTGTCTATTTGTTTGTCTATTTGTTTGTCTATTTGTTTGTCTATTTGTTTGTTTATTTGTTTGTCTATTTGTTTGTTTATTTGTTTGTCTATTTGTTTGTCTATTTGTTTTTTTATTTGCTGATGGAATTGAATAGTTATCAGAGAAATTGCTATCATCAGAATCTGAATTGTCTAATGTATGTGTTTGGGTATGTGTTTTTGTTTTGGTTTTGATTTGATTATTAAATGTACCTATATTATTCATAGTTTCTATATTATTATCAGAGGTTTTTTTTATCATATTTATATCTTTATTTAATAAATTATTAATTCTCATTTTTTTATATTTATTTATAGGATCATTTATAACTCTCCAAATATTATTAACAATTTTTGAACCAGGTTCAATTGATTTTTTATATAAATCACTTATATTTGAATACTCAAATTCATTTGAATCAGTATAAATTCTACTTTTATAGTTGTCATAATAATTTTTAGGAAATGATTTTATATAATTAATATTATTATTATCATATATTACAGGGTCTTTCTTCTCTTTTTCCGTTAGTTCATTTTTATTTACATTTAAAAGGACTCCCGCAAATACTAATCCAGCTCCTATTATAAATTCCATTCAATTCTCCTATATAGTTTCAATATATTTTTTTTTTGTAAAAATTTTTTATATTTGATAATACAAAAAACTATATCATAATAGACAAAAGTGTATTGGATTTAATATTAGTCTAATATACATGTTTGGTCCCGATAAACAATATATTAAAATAAATTAAAATTAAATATTAAATTAAATATAAATTAAAAAAAAATAAAATATTAAAATAAAATATTAAAAAAAATATTAAATTAAAATAAAATAAAATAAAATATTAAATTAAATTAAAATATTAAAATAAAATATTAAATTAAATTAAAATAAAATATTAAATTAAATTAAAATAAAATAAAA